AGTATCGGTGCAAGGTCTTCAAATAAATCATCACTTAAATTAGCCAACGTTTTGATGGTTACAATCTTTTCTCCATAGCTGTAAGCTACCTCTACGGTGAATTTCTTCTCTTTTAAAATGTCTTTTGTTTCTACGTTTTCTAAATACATGATGTGTTCTAATTAATTTCTTTGACAAATATATTTATTATTTTCCTTTAATAAAAATGTTTTGTGATTTATTTTTGCATAAAAAAAGAGGACTCGCTATGAATCCTCTTTATATCGTTGTTTGTAAGTGTATTATGCTCCTCCTGCTAGAAAACCTAAAAGCAACGCTCCTGCACCAATACCAATCTTCTGCCACGTTTCCTTTCTCTTGTTCTTTTTAAGAGCTTTATCCTGTAACTCTATCACTTCGTCCTTATTCTCAATTTTCTGCTCCAAATCATCTCTATTATCCTCCATAAGGGACATTGTGCTGGCATTCTTAGCTGCTTCTGCTTCCTGCAAGTGGATTCGCTTAAACATCTCACCCTTTTGTTTCTGTAAATTCTCATTTAATGCTATTAAGCCTTGGTGTTCTAAATATGTACGGTGAATCCCTTTTACTTGTGGGTCACTAAATGGATACTTCTTTTCTCCACCATAAGGATACGCTGTCTTATCTAAAAACGAATAACTACTATCGGCAGGTATCTTTAGAAGCACCCCTGATATATCGTTGAATTTTCGGCTTAATATAGCGTTCTTATTCTCCAATTCCTTTTCTCTTGCTATTGACATGGTAATTGAGTCTCTAAGGAGTTTTTTAGAGTGTGCTTCAGCTAGGATAATACTATCGCGATCTCTTATGTTCCCATTCAATAAATCGTTTTGAATATCTAATCCAATAACCTTTTCAGCAATAATATTCATCTCTGATTTATTATATCCGTTTTTGAACATGTAGAACGCTAACAGTACAACTACAATAACTGTTACTGCTGTTCTAATCCTACTGAGGAATTTGCCTGTTTTGTCTAATATCTCGGTTACTGTCATGATTTATTCTCCTCTTTCTTTTGGAAATATTTACCTGTTACGGCTGCACCAATGAATGCGGTTAATCCAGCTAACATGATGCCAATACCAGACCAATCTATAGTATCACATCTAATCGAATTGATTATAATGTATGCTCCTGTGCACAGAATAATGATGAAACTCATCCTAATGACTTGCACCAACGCCCATCTCATTGAGCTAATTTTGCTATCTTCTTTTAAAAGTTCTTTGTCCATGATTAAGTAATATTAGCGTAATGTGTTTTTCCATTAATAGATTCCGCTTTTAAAACCATTCCCCTATTTTTAGATACTGATTTGAATGAAACGTGAACCCATGCTGGATCATCCGAGTTCCCAAATTCCCATATTAACTGGTCAAAAGATAAATTATCTCTTATAAATTCAAATAATTCAGCATTATCATTTAATGTATCAATGTCAGCGGCTTCTCCTTTACAATGTTGGCTTGTTTTAGATCCTCCAATAGCAATGTTTAATTCAGGACTCCTAAATCCAGAATTTACAGTGATTTGCTGTCCATAATGATCTCGTAATGGTTGGAGTACATTTGTACATAACATTACTAGCTTGTCAACCTGTTTCCCTTCAATTCGATTGTCTATTCCTTTGCGAATTGCTGTTTGACTTTTAAGAAATTCTTTTAGCCAAAAATTGTTAGTTAATCTCATAATATCCATTTTTAGTTAGCTCTACCTGTTATTATTCCATCTCTTTATTCGCCTGCCTTGTAAGCAGTTTTATTTGCTTGGCAATGTATTCTTGGTCTTTTTCGGAAATACCTGGTTTCTTCAACATATCTCTTAAATCTTTAATTTTATCATCATAAGCAGAGAATATCTGTATTTGCTTCCAATGCTTAGATTTTCCTATTGCCTTAACCTTTTCCTTATTGCCTATTTTAAGGTTTTCTTTGTAAAGATCAATCCAAATATCCGCTTTCTCCCTGTTCTTAAAATACTCATCTCTTGATCGGTCAAACTTTGCATCTCCTAAGAATCGATGTACAACAGGGAACTTGTCCATATTTATCTCATCATCATTGACAATGCTATATGCTGTTTGAGCAACGTTATTTACAAACTTACCGGTTCCACCAAAATAACCACCTATTAAATGTTCAATGTGCTCGGGGTTAATATCCATTACACGTTTTACCGCTTTCTCCTGCTCACCTTCAATATAATGTTTTCTTCCAGTAGCTAAATCTCCACCTCCCATTTGATATATCCAATTAGTAGCATTTCTTATGGTGGGGTTTATGGATTGGAAATACATTTGTGACCTAGCCATTTTCTTTTCTTCTTGTGGAGTAAATGGCTCTTTGTATATCGGTAATCCCATGAAATTTTTGTTCTGACCTAATTCATAAAATGGTTTTGTAAACGTTGGCATTATTGGTGAACGGCTCAGTTCTCCGTCTTTGTCCAACAATCCAGCTACATCCATTGGTAAAAAGTCTTGAGGAATACTATTTGCAAAATAAGATAATCGTTGTCCAATAGCTTTTTCTCTCAATCGCTCTTGTTCTTCTTTTGGAACATCCATCATATCGATTCTACCCATCTCCTTCATAATTTCCCATCCCATAGATCCTAGTCCATGCCACATCCTAAATATATGAGGCATTGGTAATTTTACATACTCATCTTTTCCTGTAGGGATTATAAAGTGATTGTATTTGGTGTAATCAGAGATGTGGTCACTCATTGGATCATCATCATCTTCACTACCTAGCATATCGGTTAGCATTGCACTTAAAAATCCTGTTGCCATAAAAGTAGTATGTGCAATACTCATTCTCTTCCAATTCTGCTCCCAAAGACTGCCATATAAGTTCACCCCTTGTAATCCAGCATTGAAGAAAGCATATAGCGATCCTAATAATCCTGATACTCTACCTTTTTTATTAAAGTTTACAGTAATATTCTTTGCTTGGTTCGCTGCTTCTGTCTTACTTTCACCCATTTCTATTGCTGTAGCATAAGTAGCTAATCTTGCCATATTTTCACTCCATGCAGCCATTTTATCTAATGCTTTGAATGGTGCTCTAAGCCCTTTTCTAGTAGTAGCCCACGCATTGCCTTGAAGTGCTTTAATATCATTTTGGATGCTTCTTTTAAAATCTTCTATGTTTTTCATATGAACATAACCGGTTTCTCCACCCATCTTTTTAAAATCAGAATACATTTTTCGATACTTATCGCTACTGGCTGCATCTGGCCCTTGTATTAATGCTTTCTGAATTGCGCCAAAGTTCTTTATGAATTTTGCTTGCTGCTTAACTCCTCCTTTTACATAGTGAACAGTGTTGGCCAACATAAAGTCACGCATCATATTTGGAATAATAAATCCGGGATTACGACTTGTAAACATACTGCTCATAAATCGCGTTACTGGGCCAATGCTCTTATTAAGTATTGCTGTTGCTTTTTCAAGGTTTTGATTAAAGTCTTTATTATTCAAAGCCATTGCTACTTGTGGATCTTCATACTGCAATATTACAGGTTCTCCATTTTCCATAAGATGCACTTCGTGATCTTTTGCTTTTTTAGGATCCTTAAATTCTTTTGTAGAAGCATTAACATTTGTAACTATCTTAAATTCGTCAGTTTTAAACTCTTTTGGAATTTCACTTTTAGACTCATATTCACCCATTTCCTGAAACTCTCTTGTTGTCTTTCCATCCCTTGTTACATCAACCTCTCGCATCACTTTGTAGGTGACTCTAAATCCTGCTTTTTCTTGTAAAAAATCTTTGTTGGATGATAAGAATGCTTTTGCTCTAATCTTAATTCTATTTTTTTCACCCTCAACAATTAAAGCATCTGCCATATTAAGCAAATTAGCAAGTGGATTATCTGCTAATGATGTTCTACCCTTGGTAATTGGTGTTCGTGCAGCAAAACCCTCTCCAGAAGATTCCTTATACACTAATTCCGATGAAGCTGTTCTGTCCCATCCTCGTAAAGGAACGTAGTAATCGTAAAGTTCTTTAACCTTATCATACTGTTCTTGACTGATAAGCTGATAGTCAAGCTGCATGTCCAATATCTTGTTTGTTAAGTTTTTTGTGGTTTTATGCAGTTTTGCTAAATCGGCAGGATCAACTCTGTCTTCCATCCACACAATGTTTTCTTGTGCTTCAGAAGTAGTCATACCTGATTTGTTGTATTTGCCATCGGCAATAGCTTTATCCAACTTAGCTTTTTCCTTAGCTACCTTTTTATCAATTTCTTCCTCAGAAAATTTGTCCTTCTTTTCAAGCTTATTGCGGTATTCTGCTAATTCTCTATCTGCCAACTCCTGATTACGCTCTGGTGCATGTTTTGCCATAAGGTAATACATAATGCTATCTACAGTAACATTATTCTTCTTAGAAATATTAGCTACTGATTCTAATAGCGGTTGCACCTGCTCTTTATTTATCTCTTCTTGCGTATTAAGAACTTTTGAATGAGAAAGTGTTTCTGCTTTATAAGCATCCGTTCTGTCCGTTAATTGACCTCCTTCATCCACAACTTCTTCCTGAAAGTTTTTGTAGGCTTTTTTGCTGTCAAAAATAAGTTGTCTAACTTTATCCTTGGTTGTTTTGATAGCCTTAACTTCTTTCTCTTTTACTCGCTGTTCTGCTTGCTCTTCCTTGGCTCTTTTTTCCAATGGACTAACTTCTTTCTCTCCTTTTGTTGGTTCCTTGGCTTTTGAGTACAGGTCGTTTACATGATCCGTAAATTTATCCTCAAACACCTGTTGTTCTTTTTTCGTCTGATTTTTATACCATTCGCTATTTCGAATATTAGTTAATGCAGTATTAATGGCTTTTATAATATCAGATGTTGCTTCTAATGTTTTGGCAACTATCTCCAATGAACCATCCCATAATAAATCAAATCCTGTAGAAGATTTTAATTCACCTGGTTTATTAATTTTTCCTTCGCGAATTTTTTCCGCAATCTTATTTAAGTCCTCGGAAATTTTAGGTGCTTTTATCTTCCCGTTGGTTATTCTTACCTCGTCTTGGGCTGACATCTTTTTAACTTGTTCAGGAGTATATCCCAATTTATACAACTCTTGCAAGGTAGGATCATTCTTCTCATACCAATCCGTAATTGAATCTACTATTTGTTCAAGATTCATATCCTTAGAATCTATTTTTAAGAAATTAGCATAGTCTCTAGCATTAACGATGTTAGTTTTCCAATCTTCTTCTGGCATGTACGTATCATCATCATATTTCTTAGGCTCTTGCTTAATCTCTTTCTGACCCTCTAACTCCTTTTTACCCGTTTCAATGGTTTTCTTAGTAGCTTCAATCTCTCTTTCAATAGCGACAATTTTATCATTAAAAGGCTTTTTAACCTTTTCAATGGTAGCTTGACTAACTTCAAATGTTTCTTCAAACATTGCTGGTGCATCTTGATCTGCTTTAGTATCTCCAAACAAACCACTTCTCTGTGAAGCATCCGCAACGGCTTTATTCTTATCCTTTTTAAGCTTATTTAGATTAGTTTCTAACTCTTTAAGCTTTTCGCGCTGTGCAACTATTTCTTTTGGCTCTTCTTTTTTCTGAGCTCGTTCAACTTTTTCATCCAAAGGAACTTTCGTAGTTTCTTCTTCTCTTCGGGATTCAATTTCTTGTGTGTCTTCATAATCGCTGAATATTTCGTTGTATTCTTCTTCGGTTATTTCATCAATAGTTTGTTCAGTTTCCGATATAACATCATTAACAGCCTGTTTAAATTCCTCTACTGTTATTGAGAATGCTGGCTGTGTCTTCGTTTTCTTAAAGTGAATTTCTCCTTTGCTATGAGATTCCTCTAACCAATCAAGTAAATTATTTGCTCCAACAGTCTTTTTGCCCTCAATAATATTTTTAATCATCGGTTGCAATTGTTTAAAGGAATTAGGAACATCGATACCTATTAAAAATTCCTCATTATTAACTAGGTCGTTAACAAAGCCCTGAAACTCTTCCGGATATTCTTTAATGGTTTTGTGCTTCTCAATCTCTTCCTTTGATACCCTGACAGCTTTTGGTTTAATAAGATTACCGTATTTGTCATATTTAACGACCTTCTTTATTTTTTTAGTAACAATTACTTCTCCTCCGGAAGGTTCTTTTTTTGCTTCTTTAACTTCTTTTCCAGATGGTACGCTGCTAATGCCGCCCTCTTCTCCACCGATAACTTTTCCTTTTTGTTCTGCTTGTTTTCCATAGCTGTAAAGTTTTAATGTTTCGTCAGTATCTAAATTATCTACAAATTCAATAATCTCCTCAGATGTTTCAGGAATAGACTCTCCATAAACATCCATAAGACTTTTTATAAGTGCAGGAGAGTCTTTTGCCATTCTTTTGACAATAGCTTCTTCTTCAAGTTCTCTAATATCTATTTGCTGACCTCCCAGCACGTTCATTCTTCGGCTTTTGATACCATTAGAGATAGTTTCTATAGCTTGTTGTGATTCGGGCGTTAATTCAGCTCCATTTTCAATGTGATCTTCAATGTTTTTCTGAACAGCTGCATATTCAGTTCCACTTGGCAAATCAGGAAAATCTATTTCATCAAAGACCTCTCCTTTTTTTATGGTCCCAATAATATCCATTGCCATTCCATCCACGGTCTCATTTTCATAAAGAGCAACTTGTGAATTTTCCATTTTACCTACATCAAAACCATCTTCTTTAAGTTTGGTCTTTTCCTCAGATATAATGCCCTGTCTCTCTTTGGTATATTCAACATGAGTCTTCGCCTCTTCAAGAAGGAAATCTTCTCTGGCATTCCTATCTGTTTTGGTTTCTAACTCTTTTATCAAATTCTCTCTTTGCTCTAATCCTGTTTCACCAGGCATTTCTTTTGCTCTGTCAGAAGTAGACTCTTCTGTAACTGCATCCGCTTTCTCTTTACTATCAATAGTCTCGCTAACCTCTCCTTTTCCAGTAATATCTGTTGTGGGCTCATCTTTTTGTATTAGAGTTGAAAATTCTTCATTAGTTAGTTCTTTATATTTGGCATCTTTTTCTGGAACACCTTTTTGCTTAACAGTTACTCCATCAATATCTCTGTCCGTAACAGCAAATTGTTCTCCTTCAATAGTAACCTCGTTAACCTTGGAAATATCCTTTTTATCAACTTCTGGTTTTAATATAGTGGAAACTTCGTTTAACGTAGTCTCATCATTGTTAACTTCTATTGGTGGAGTGTCTTTTTTTCCTTTCAGTTTTTCTACTTCACCAAGAAATTCCTCTTTTGTCTCAAATGTAGTTTCACCTATTTTATATGATGGTTGGTCTTCCGTAACCTCACCTTTCGTTTCTCCAACTATTTCTAGCTTTTCTTCAACCTCTGACTTTTTCCCTTTTTTCTGTGTTAATTCAGTTCCCTTTTGAGCAATTTTAACACCTGTAGTAACACCTCCACCAGCTGCCATACCAACTATAAACGCATCGCCAACTCCATCCATAGGATTTCTGTCTGGATCTACTCCTGTCCATCTGTCTGTTAAATTCTCAGTGAATTGAGTGGCTGATTCTTCTAATCCTTCACCAACAGCACCAGTTACAGGATAAAATCTTTTCATGGCATTCTCCATGGTCTTTTTGTACCCTGTTTTAACTATCTTCTGGGCTTCCTTTTTTCCAACCTTTTTAAATAACTGTGCACCTATCGCGGCTATTTTTATTGTACCTATTGTCTCAAAAGCTCCTTCCGCTAATCCTGTGACTATCGAATTATAAGTTTTTCCAGCCTCAGAAATATCTACATCTTCAATTTGCTTTTGCTTTTCTGCGCCAACTTCTAATCCTATTGCAGGAATAGTTACCGATGCAGGTGCTCCCGCTATTCCACCCATAGCTAAACCTATCATTAGTGGCAAAGACTCAGATACTTCAAGTCCTGTTAATCCTAGTGCCTTATCGTATTCTCCTGCCTTTAAATAACCAGTAATGGTATTGTCATACTGTTTAGTGTTTTTGGTCAAATAATCAACCTGAGCATCATAATATTCCGCAATAGGGTTGTCCCTTAGCCATTCTGGCGATCTTACCTGTAAATCTTTCCTTTTTAAAATTTTATCTACAAATAAATTCTGTGGAATTGCTGCTATATCATAAACAAATGATGGTACTCTCGCTATACCAGCACCCATTCTTGATGATCCTGCTTTGAATTTGTTGAAAAACGATCCCATATAACCCGGTTCTTCCATAGATGCCGTTTCTGCTTTGGCTTCTCTAACTGGTGTTACCTTTTCGAGGTTTAAGCTTAACTCCTCTTCTATTTTAGGATCTTTTGTTGGATTTGTAAAGGTGCTCGTTAACTTTCTTTCAATATCAATGTCTTTTGTTGGTGCTACGCGTGTCGCATCCGCAGTGTGGACAGGTTCTTGTAAAAAAGCTTTTCCAAAATCTGGCATAGCCAAATCTTTTTTTTTTGAAGGTGCAGGAGTATTGGTTGTTATCCACTTGTCTCTTAGGTTCTGCTTTTTGATAGGATCTTTTACTCCCTGTTGGGTTACATAATCGTCACCAAACTTATCGTAAAATTTATTTAAAGATTCTACTTTCTTTTTTTCATCTAGTTCCTGAAAACGAGGACTACTAATAAATTTGTCGCTAAGGTTTTTAAATGCCTCTTTTGTAGATACATCTGCGATTTTCTTACTGTTATTTTCTTTTCCTGTACTCATGCGATTGCTTTTTTTAAAAAAGATCTTCAAATAACTCATCTGTATCGTCTGCCGTGTTAGCATTAAGCTGTTTTAGCATTTCGTTAACATTAGTATTCAATTCATCAAACTTGAAATTGCCATCTGAATCAGATACCGATTTTAAAGCTCCTTTAGACTCATTCCATGGTCTTATTGTTGTTTGGCTATACGATGCAGGATCATAATCTATCCCTGCTACTCCCTTTTCCCAAGATTCCGTTGCTTTTTTATATCCTGTGAGTGATGTTAAGAATGCACCGTATTGGGTTTTTGCCCTGTCTTCTGGTGTCATTTTAGCAATAGCATCATCTGGTATGCGTTCTCCTGCAGCAAAGGTAGCTTCTTTTCCATTTGGCATTGACACCGTTATTTCGGATGTTGCTACAGGATGGAACGAAACATCTACTGGAACATTCGATGCTGCTGCTCCTGCCTTAGCTCTTTCACCTGTTTGAGTATCTACGTTACCTGGTGAATCACCCATTATAATAGGTTTTTTATATGCTCCTTGTAAATTAATAGTTGCTGCCGATGTATAATTTGCTGTTGGCGTTTCTCCATCTGACGTATAAGCCGGTGTTCCTAATACTTTTGTTTGAGCAGACTCCTTAAAATCATAAACTCCTTTGTCGTTTCTTCCCGGAAAGTTCAAAGAGAATCCTCCTCTTCCTGTTGGTTTTCCTGCGTAATATTTTACTCCAATCTGTTTTCCATATGAAGGCATGTGTTTTGATACGAACCAATCATCAACACCTATTACAAGACCATCTTTAGTTGTTTTTTCTGCCTCTGGTGCAGCTTCATATTCTTTTTGAAGATACTTTTGAATCTTTTCAGGAGCATCATTATACATTAATCTCATCTGTCTAGCAGCTTCTTTCGGATCTTTATATTTAATATCTTCAATTCTAATTTTACCTGTTGTCTCATCTATTTTTTCGCTAGAAATTTCAACAGTCTCTTCCGGAATATACATTTCAATATTGTCTCTCTTCCATTTTTGAATATCTACAGGAGTAGCTTTCATTTCCACTAATCCTTCAGAAACAGCATTTGTCATGCTTTGTAAATCCCCCGTTTCAAACGAGTTCATTCTTTCTTGAGTAGTTTCCCAATCTATGTTTTCGTAATTCTTAGGATTGGTTGTGAAGTCATAAGCTGCTTTGTATTTCGGAACCATAGCACTATAAGCTTTTCCATGCTCAATTATTTGTCTTTCTTTCTCATTCATCCTAGCTTGGACAGCTCTGCCTTTTTTCGTTAGATTATCAGTAAATGCTTCAAAATCACCTTTCTTAGATTCTTCTAGATAATAATTTCTTAAATCTTCGGTCATTTCATTTAAAACACCACCAACCTTCTGGTTGACAGCTTCAAAAGTAGGCAACGCCTCTCGCTTTTCCTTATAGTCCTGTCGCTTATTCTCTTGCTTAATTAACCTATTTTGCCTAGTCGTTTCCCATGATCTCCTAATTGTTTCCATAGGATTATGAACAGGTGTATAACTAGTCGGTACACCTATACCCATCGGATCTGTTCCTTTTGTTGCCATGGTTGTCTGTATTATTCTTATTTAAAATTTTACTATACTCCACTCAAAGCCTCTTGCCAAGATCCCATTCTCGTATCAACACCTCCCCATTCCATCTGTCTTCCCATCATATCTAATTGGGCTGCTTTTTGTTGTGCTTGAATATAAGGATCTGCTTCGTTCCATTCCCACTCTTTTTGTTGCCATTCTGCCTGTCCTTCTAAAGCACCCAAATATTCCATTTGCCCCTTATCTCTATATTGAGCGTTTTGCATTGCTAAATTACTCTGCGCTCCCATTTGATTAGAATATAGATTAGCCATTGCTCCAATACTCTCAGCACCAGCTCCCATTTCACCAATAGCAGTTGCTCCTTGTGCTGTCGATTGTCCTAATTGACCTTGTGCAATGTTATATCCAGGCATGTTTTGGTATTGTCTACCTTGAATACCTTGCATCATAAGGTTAATAGCTTCTGGAGTATTGAATTCAGGTCTTTCGTATTGTGCTGATAATGCAGCTGCTTCTGCTCTCAAATCCTTTCCCCTTTGCTCCTGTTCTCTACCCATTTTGGCTCCTTGAATTCCACCAATTAAGTTTCCAGCAAGGTCTGCTGCTTCTAAAGCACTACCAATAGAACCGCTGTCAGAAGTGTCGCTACTACTCCACCAGCTACCACTATCTCCACTATCTCCACTTTTACTGCTGCCCTCTTCTTCATCAGAAGATAATAAACTTGCCCAAAAACTCATAATATATATTTTAAATTATTGACTTCTTTCGCTAGGTGTTGATAACACTATTATATTTGATAAGGTGATTTTATCCGTTCCTGTGAATTTTAATGATACTTTTGCATATAAACCTCTTAACCTTCTACCGTTCATTAGTTTCTGGTTATCAGTCAATGGTCTAGGATCATTTATATCTCTAAGAATTTGACAATAAAACACACCTTCTTTTTCTTTAATATTAACATCGTAAATATACGTTTTCATTAATGAAGATACTGCCGATGCCTTTTCTGGTATTTCAATAGATGTAAATTTTGGTCTTGCTCCTGTTTGATAAACAATTATTGAATCAAATGTTTTTACTTTTGCTGGATCAGTGTTGCTATAAAGAGTTAAGACTCCCTCTCTCTCTGTTCCACCTATTTTTTGATAATCAGTGCCTCTCCACCATTCAGATAATTTATTGTTGTTCGCATGAAATAAACGCTTCCCTATCCAATAAAATACTCCAAGCTGAAAGGCTAAGTCTATTGTTCTTCTCCATCTGGTGTTCTTTTCCGAAAATGTTATTATTTGTTTTGAAGCATCGCTGTTTCCAAACAAACAAAACAACTCATCCGTTTCTTTTGAATACGAAAAAACAACTCTTTGGTTTTCGGTATCTTCTGAATCTAACGTTTTCGCTAAATCTGTGAAATAACGCTTCATTTTCTTATTGCTAATGGCAATAGCTCCATTCGGTGCATCTCTTACTACAATACCTTCTGATTGATCCCAAAAATATAAATGTCTATCGTTGACCTCAACACTGTCTGGATGATCTGTTCCCCAATTTTCTAAACTTGGACGAACACTACCGAATACTTTGTTTATAAGTTGATAGTCTGAATCCCCCGCTGCATTATATGATTCTTGTCTATTTATAAATACACTGGAAACTTTTGATTGCTGTATTGTTTTTAAAACAAATCCAATCATCCTTAATCCTTCAATATCTCCATGTTCATCTTTTAGATCATCAAAATCATCAAAGTCAAACTTAGCAATGTTATTTGTTTGAGAGCCAATACTTACTTGTCCTCCATGCCTGTATCTTTTAGTCAATATATTTTGCTGTAAGCTGTCTAAATCTGGAATAGGGGTTCCTGATGAAGTTAATTTCTGTGTTATATACCAGTCGCTTGCATATTGGCTTTCTGCCCAAAAAGCAACAGACTCAGCACCTTCATCATTCCTAAAATTTCTTATGTATTTCCACGCATCATGTGCTGTGTTTCTAACTATAGCTGGAGAAATTGAACTCCCCGATGTATTTAACACTTGATTAGTGTTTCCCTTATGATACTTATTCCCATACAGATCTGTTTCTATCTCAAAAGTCATTCCTGTTGTAAAAAATAATTCGGTAGATAGTTCTTTTGCTGGCCTATAAATTTCAAAATATATACTTTCTTTTGCCGAAATATATGAAGATAAATCAATAGCTGAAGATGTTTTAAAATATACCCATGTTTGAAGAATTTCTTCGGTTTCACTATCCCAATTTTCCCAATCAGTATCAGTGTAAACACCAGCTATTTCGGTGTCCCAAATTCCACCTTCTAATTCTATTAAATTATTGGAAGAGTATCTTCCTATGATTCTAATACGATCTCCTTTTTCCCAAACGTATTCCTCTACAGACCAATTGTCCCAAAAATTACGAGCATTTTGCTGTGACTCTGCTATTTTTATTCGATAAGACTGAGATCCTTCGCTACCTTCATCATCTGGATCGTCATGGTCTATTTTTCCATATGTCATTTCATAACCAAATAATGATAAGAACCATGAAATTGATTTGTTTCCAGCATAAACTATTTCATAACTCTCTGACCATGATGGAGGAGTGTGGTTTATATTGATATCTATTACTGGCAGGAAGCTTGATTCAATAGCATTATCTTCCGTATAAAAAGGAATGTATTTTACAATTTCACCACCGCCGACAATTGGTGATATTCTTCCAACCTTATCCCGATATACGATGCCCCAACTATGGTTTGACCCTACTTTAAGCACTGGATATTTTTCAACAGTATCAGCTCCACTTGTAATGAAATAGCCATCCCACTCCATATCTGCATAAACACTATATGCGTTAAGTCGATATCTTGTTCTGGGGAATACACATGATGAATAATCTGTTGGTCGGTAACAAACGTCTGTATTATCAACACCCCATTCTGCAATAAATAAAGTAACTAAAGCTGACTTTACAGAAGACGGATAGGCATCTCCTACAATGTAGTCGTGCGAAATCTGCCTCCAATCGTTATCTGTTGATAGCTTAAATCTTAAAACAAAAGACCCGTTCGTTTGTGGCGTGAATGTAGGTATTGTTATTCTTATTTGCCAATCTTCCCATCCTGCCGGCATTGTTTGGCTTGGTTCTCTTTCAAATTCAAAAAGGAAATTTGTTTTAGAAACACCAATAAATCCCAAATCAACCCAAGATAAGCTTAATGTTACGTTGTTATAAATATTACCATAACCCTCTGTAATATTGCCAAAAACAAGCCTATTTCCCTCTATTAGTTCCATGTGCTTTGCTTTTATTGGCACATATGAAAATAAAGTGTAGACAAGTGTTCTGTCAATTGCTATTTTAGAAAAATCATTATAAAAAGGAAACGTAATATTATTATGAGCAGAATATAATCTCCACCCATTTTCATTAAATAAATTTATTTTATTTATCTGATACCACACGGATATATCATCAGAATCTCTAACTATTATTTCAATAGCCCTTACCTCTTCGTTACCTGTGTTAATTGTTATGTTTATGAGGTTGTTTAAAGCAGTGTTAGGATCTGGTACTCCAGATGTGTTTTCTTCGTTATTAGGTGGCGCAATTATACTAGGAGGTGCAAATGTGCTTTTCCTCCAATCAATATAAATGTATCTGTAGGAAAACTGGAAAACTCTACCTCTAAGTTGATTAATTGCCCTAAAAGGATCTGTTCCATAAATAGGCGTTGCTGCTATTAATGGAGGAAGTGCTGCTAATACAAAATTATTTGGATCGCTTACGTCTAAATAACAGTCTAAAATTAAACACTTATATTCATAATAAGCAGGATCTTCTATTGGAACAATATCTACTCCCGATGTATTTTGTAATACAAGATAAACTTTTTCTTGATAATATATATAGTCTCCTTGATTATAGCCATTGATATAAGCAACGTTACCATCCCAAAATACAGCTGTAGTTATACCTGTACCGTAGCTAACTTCCATCCTATTAACATCTATCATTCTAATGTCATTGACATTATCAGTCCAAATCAAATTATTATCGACGATAACCGGATTGTAAAATTTAGTCATAGATGAATCCCATTTACTAAGATTCCACGCGCTAGCTCGTTGTTGGAATATTACGCTGATTACACCTGTTACTAAATCGTGTTTGTATATAACAAATAAATCAGGCTCAACTCCTTGTTCGTCAAAATTATAAATATCTTTTATGTAGGATAACACATATACCTTATTATTTTTTTTATCTACAGCCTTACCTAATTCTTCTACAGCATAAGTCCAATTTTCTGTAGAAAGACTAGGAAATGAAGTATCCTTGGTTGATCTTAGTGTTTGAACCAATCCAAAGTCCCCCTGGTCTTGATTTGAACCAATCTGAATATTTCCAGCTTCAAGATAATCCCCTTTCTCAAAGAATCTAGGATCATCATCTGCATTCATCCCTCCTACTGGCAATATGTTGTCTTTATTCTGCATTATCTTTTAATAGACTGTTTAATACTCTTATAAAGATTTCGTCTGTATTCGTCTGCTGTTGGTGCAAGTTGGAAGAACCTCATTGCAGCAACCTCTTCTTCGTATTGTGCTTTTTTTCGCTCCTTTTCATTCATGGATACCTTCCTATCGTTCTCAATGATTTGCCACAATAAATAAGCTCTTAGTGTGGAAACCGCTTCTCTTGGAATAACTGTTGTTCCCTGTAAACTTACTCCAGATGAAATGTATTCTAAAACAATTTCTGCTCTTGGAACGGAACCAGAAAATATTATTGTCCTTTTTTCTTTATCAACCCTATATTTGGCACCATCAACACCTCCTGATAGACCATATAGACTATTTACATAGTTGCTGCCACAATAATGATTAGTGAAATATAAATTTGAATTCACATTATCCCCTACGTTTCCAACATCTTCTCCATCGGCAAATTTTCTTGGAAATAATATATTTTCATCATTAGTAAGTACTCTGATCTTACCGTTTATTGGGATTCCAATCTTGCAGTAGTCAATAAAATCGCATGGCAACGTCACCGTCTTAGCTTCTGACATTCGTAAATAAACAACCTCAATATTATTCAAATGCCACATGTTCAAATCTGTGTAACCTTCAATTAGAATCTGCTCTAAGTAAGAATAATTACGCATAGAATACTGTTTGAGCCTGTTTAAAATACTCATTACAACATAATTTATTGTAGTAGTTCCTGCTGATTTCGGATTCGTCAAAGACATAATTCAATTTTTATTTCTGATTAGCTATTCCATCGTTAACAGTGTCTTGATCTCGCTTGCCTCTTAATAGGTCTATTACAAACCCTATTATTTTTTCTTCATTCCCTGCTGGTATTGCAATGGTGTCATAATCATCAACCTGTTCCAATGGGACAATTAGTTTTAAAAAGACTTCTGTGCATCCACTTGGTATCTTGTCTAACTTTAATACATGGGTGTTTACTCCCGATCCTGTGTTCTGCTCCATGTAAAACGTAGGCCTTGTGCTTACTGCAGCGACTTCTAATGCTGCAAACACAGCGTTGGCATTCGTTTCTCTATAAGCAAAAGCATTCACTAAATCATCTGAAGGAGTTAATTGTAATATTCCCATGTTATTAGGCAATTGTACTGGTGGATAGGGTAATAATACGTTTCCTTTGGGTTCATCTATATCTGTAATAGTGATCGTGTAGTTTCTAGCCCATGCATCGAGCATACTATAGTCACTATAAGATTTGCCCTCCATGTATATCTTGAAAACAACACCGTTGTAAGCTAAATTAACATGATTGTTAATAATCTCAGAGTGATATTTACCTCTTACATCGGAAGGCGCATCACCTCCCGATAAATAATCTAATACAAGTTCCTGTAGCTCAATTTTCCTCATTAGTACCTACGTATTGGCTTCGCTCTAGAAGTCGTTTTCGTTACTGTCTTCTTACCATTGCTACTTGTGGTCTTTTTAACCGTCTTTTTTGCTCCACCTTTTTTCATGATAATGTATATTAATTAGTCTCCCATTGCTTTATGAACTTCTGCATATTGCTGTAGCTCCTTCTCTCTCAGGTTAATACCTATGTATGACAGTATTCTTCGTGTCAAATCCATCAGTAATATTTCGGGCCATTCATATTGAGTTGAACCCCCAGCATCTTCTGTTATGTATCCCGCTTCTTGATTGTATGCGAAAACAGGTTCTACTGGATATTTTATGTAATTAAAATCTACGGCTACTATTGTTATTGGATAAACATAGATACCATCGTTTCTAGTAACACATACTGGATTCTTTATTGTTGGTTGTTTTGTGTAATTACCTGCCCTATCCGAGTAATCTGCTACGGTTAGCATGTTTACTATCTTTGGAATAACTGTTGGAGTTCCGTCAATATTTCTTTGATAACCGTATGTCATTGCATCAAACCTAAAATAATCGGAAGGATACGCAATTACTCCCGTGGTAACAACTTGTGCAGGAACTCTTTCTTTAAGGAATTTTGTTTCGTCTGTAAAAGTCTGATTGGCATCCAAATATTGTCTTGATAATGGCATTCCTATCTTAAAATCTTCTGGAAGACCCATTTTTACTTTAAACAAGTCCATATTAACAACTTTTACCAACTGAGCAAATCTATCCGGTTCAATTACATTACCCTGATAATCTTTGTTGGCGATGTATTCTACCAGTTCCCATTGTTTAAAAAGCGTTAAGTATGCCATTATTATAATTTTTAAGATGGATCGATCATATAAAATATTTTATCCATTACCGATTGAGGACATTTTTCGTGTTTCACCAAAACACTGAGCAATAACATTTTTGGTTTAAAATCAGATTCCTCTTCCATTAGTACCTCGTTGAAAGCTTTTACCTTAGCATCGTGTTTGTCGGTAGTAGCCTTGTATTTCTTCTGCAATTTAACAAACTCTTTGCTATATGAGCTATTGGTGTCAAATTGCCCTTCTATGTCGTAATATGGAAGTTGTCCTTCTATATTAATCGTTTTAGAACTACCGTCTTCATTTTTCTTAGCGTGTTTCTCAGCCAAAACCCTTCTCTCCTCAGTGAATTTTTTCATTTCCTCATCCGGTTCAACACACTTCTCCATGTCTTCTATGCGCTCCTTTACCTCACGCTTGTTTACATTCACTATGTAAGTAATACTAGGGTGTTCAAATGCCGATTCGTCTAGCCCTTTACTAAAGTCATATATCTCTTTCTTTTTCATAGTATTGTGTGATTTAATTTTTTATAAAGTTATGAAATTATTAGCTATTAATCAATTACGCTTTATTTTACGCTGTTCAATTTCCTCTAGTTCCTTTATATAAGCAGCCTTGTCGGCTTTTTTTAGTTCTCTCAAAAACATCCATTCTTGCCTGTTATATACAGTATTAAGTTTTTCTACCATATTATCATATTTAACAGACTCTTTTTCTTCATGATTTTTCATGGCAGTATTGGTGTAATCCTCCATACTAACGACAGCATCTTTAAGATCATCTGTTGAAGCTGCATTAATAGCGTTTGTCGCTAAAGAAAGGCATCCTGCGCCTATAAGCAGCGAGACTACTGCTATTATTATTTTTTCAATGACTGTTTTAGGCATGGTTTTTTATTTTTAACCAAGTTAATGATTTTAATTGACTTAATATTTTTACTAGCAAAATTAACAGTAAAGCACATATTAATCCTGCTGTCAAAATATTTTGTTCGTAATTCGTTATCGAGACTACATATTCATCAAAATCCATCCCTATTTTGGAAATATTAAAATAAATGTCTATTAAAAAAGACAATCCTAATATGCTGTAAAAAGATTTGTAGTTATCCACATTTTCTTTTAATCTCAAATTCAATAAGTGAAGTAACCATGATAGATCTAGCGTTATGTAATAAAACACTTGCCAGCTAGTTATCATTGGAGAATTGTTGATTAATGTTATTTCAGCAAAATCACTAATGCTAGGAGAAAAAGCATCAAATACCCATCGCCCTATAATAAATAGAACGACAGGCATTACCCTTAGTATTTTACTAAACCTATCCATTACTTCTTTTTTGTTTTTGGCTTAGTACTAGTTGTTGTCTTCTTCGTTTTTGGTGTTGTCGGTTTAATCGGCTGTGATTTATTCATTATTGTATGTGTTAAGTTAAACATTGTTTTCTTACTCATTGTTATATGTGCATCTGGCTGGTGCTCGTATGTTTTGCCATATCGTATCATTTGTTATATTTGGAATTGCAATACCATTTAAATAATGGGTTGTTTTTAAATTCATATGAATCCATCCTTGTGTTCCTATTTTAATAATGGCGTAAAAGTTATCGTCATAATCTAATTTATATTCTACAATATCTCCATCTGAATATGACGATTGCTCTCCTGCTGTTAATTCTCTCATACATCTAATATTATATCCTAACTCAAATTCATCACCCCACCAATCTAATTCAGCAGAATTATCGTAAATTCTTCGATTATCAGCAAGTTCTATTAGCGGCTCTCTAGTAGTAGTCCAAAAGTTAAAAACCTCTCCTACCCCCTCAAACGTTCCATGTTTAGATCTGAATCCTCCAGGTAGCGCAGTAAAGTTAACTTCATTAGTTGCTCCTGTATTTGGACTTAGCCAATTATAAAATCCTATTTCTTTCAATTTACCACCAGCAATTGAAATTCCTCCTAAATAAGATGCTAAAGTATGTGTTTCGTCAATATCTGGAACGTGCAATCCTGTAATTAAATTTAATGAATCATTTTCTACCACAAACCAATTATATAAAGAGCCATACTCTTTTTTTGCACCATTTCTATTCTGTCCGTGTACTAGTGGTATAAACATAATTGTTATACGTATTTAGCTAAATTAAAAATATAAGTTCCATCTGAATTTACAAATGTTAAAAAATATTTAGTTGACGGATCTAAAGTTAACTTAGCTCCCACATCAACCCACACTCCTGTAGTAAATCCGTTGTATTTTAACACTAATGTTGTTGCAGATGCACCACTTGTAAATCGACACATTCCACTCATTCCACTAGTTCCAGTACTTGTCACATTTATAGTTACAGTACCCGATCCAATTGTCGCATCTCTAATATTTGGCTTCGCTAAAACATCCCAATTGTATGTTCCTGAAATTGCTTCAAGATCAAATGGGAATATTACATAATTAGGGGTTAAACTTATAGCGTGAGTATGGGTTGTAGAACCAGAAGAATTTGGACTTCCTCCAGATATTGTTGATGGAAACATTGCAACCACCACACCGCTATACAAAAGCCTTCCGCCATTTTCTATGAATAACGATCTAATATCCCCAGCACTACTTCTCATATTAACATAAGAACCATTGCTAGTTAAATTCAAAAAAGAAGTTCCCGTTATAGCTCCTACTGAAATGCTTGAAGATGTTGAATTTCCTCTAGCAACCACGCTTGATAATGTGTCAGTCTCACTATATGAAGTCAGATAAGTGTTTGAATCAACGGTTCCATTTGCTTTTAAGAACTGTGAAGATGTTCCTCCTTGTTTTACAAAACTTGATGCCTGTACGTTTGCGTTTGCAATTGTGTTCCCGATAGAAGCATCTGCACTAAAAAAGAAAGTGTTTGATGTATCGTTGTATGCTATATAATCAACATTTGAAGAACCACTGTAGTTCCATACCAAATAGTCTCCTGAAAAGGAATTATCCTCAGTATAAACATCTTTTCTTACATATCTACCATCTGTTTCTGTCTTCGTGTAAGCATTGGTTATCGCATATCCAGCTATTGTTGTGGGTTTCCCTGTAATGTCCCCCCACGTTACTGCACTAGAAACAGCTGTTATTGTAATATCGCTTGTGTTATTAGTAATAGTTACTCCTGCTCCTGCTAATAATGTTTTCAGTTCTAAATTAACTCCTACTTTTTGTTTGTAAATTAATCCTGCTCCAGAACCTACGTTTGATGCCGTATTAGCCTCTCCTGCGCTTCCTGCTGCCACATTTCTCCATCTTACTTGCCCTGTTGACGAATCCCATACTAATGCAGGTAATGTAAACGCATCTTCTGGTATTCCTTGTAATTTTAATAAATCGTTTTCTATGGTTATTATAGGATTATTAAAAGTGTTTTCTAACATGATTTTTGATTGGGTAAATATGCGAACATCATGAGAACCAAACAATAGCGTAAATGGTTGTTCACCCCCAACATACCCATAGTGTTCTAACCAAGTATAACCGGCTCCTTGGACAGAAGCCTCTAGTCTTGCTGTGCCATTACCTGCTAAGTTTTGAACACCTGCCCACGTAGCTCCTGTACCAGAATTTTTTACCACACCAAGGTCATATCCTAAATTAGCCCAATCGCTACCTACAACAAGACTATCATCTTTCATTCTAAAAACAATATCACCAGCCGTATTCTCCATTTTAATTTCATCGCCTTGTAATACTATTCCTCCTGTAGCATCTGTGCTTATTACAACGGTGTCGGCATAACTAGATTCTATGGAGTAGTTTACTCCTGCGATATATGATTTAAATTCGCTTGTGGCGTTCTTGTATATTGTTCCAGCCAAAGCAGAACCTCCTGTGCTTATGTTTTCAGCGGCTACATATACACTCCCATTGGTATCTTGATAAGCATGTATGTTGTAATTAGGATCAATGATTCCAAATCCAGCTCTATGTCCACCGTATAAAGTTAATGCCTCTTCATTATCTACATACAAACCAATTGAATCAAATGCATATCCATCGTAATCTCCAATAAAAACATGTACATCTCCAGATCTAGTTCCTGTTTTTAACATTCCTTTCCCTTTTATAGAAACATCTCCATTGACATCTAATTGTGATGATGGGTCTTTCCCAATACCGAAATATCCACTGCTAGGATCAATTGTTATTCTCGCATCAGTATTCAAGTCTGCGCTTGAAGCTATTTTGTATTTATCTCCATCGGAATTATCAATCCCAACAACCCATCTTTGTCCTCCTGTTAATAAGTATTGTAGAGCAGCATCTCCTGTGCCATCTTGTTCTATTGTTATTCCTGTGGTAGCATCTGTTGTAGTGTCATTTTGGTAAACGTGTAATTTACTTATAGAGGTTTCTATACCTATTCCTAATTGTTTCTCTAAAAACCCTATTCCACTTGAAGTAATGTTAAATCTGTCTGTGCCTTGAGATGTTGTTTTTATCAAATATAGAGTGTCGCTTGCGCTATCGTTAGTTATAGATAAACTGGGATTGGCTCCTGAATATATTATTTTCACATCTCCTTCTACATCTAATACAGAGGTTGCTGTACTTTTACCAACAGCTAAACTACCAGTAACAGCACCATCTCCATTTACAAATAAGGAATTGTCTACATAAACCTTCTGACCCGTTACTGATGTTTTTAAATAAATATTTCCAGAACTATCGATTCCCATGAACCCCTGCTCATCACCATCTCCATCTTGGAAAGAGATATAGTTATTTCCTCCTTGCGGTATTCCCGGTGTTCCACCCGTTCCTGTTTGTTTTAAAATTATAGGTCTGTCGTTTGATGTTACAAAAGAAACAACACCCGTAAACGAACCTCCCGTTACCGGAACCCATCCTGAAGAAGTTGCAAATTCGATTCCGTCTTCTGTTCCTTTTACTTGCAATAAATAACCACCAAAACCAGTATAATCATTGTCTGTGTCAGTTAAATCTAAATAAGTTTGAGAAGCACTTGGAATGGCACTTAATGGTATTTGTTTTTTATTAAAAGAGTCCTCACTATCCTCAATCAATATAACGTCTGCACCTACGGGAGTTGCTTTTCCTGTTAATCCATTTATTTGTCCTGCTGTTGTAGTGTGGATGTATGTTTGTGTTAAATCGTATGAAGCAACGGCATCTGCTGTTGCGTTTACAACTAATGCAAAGTTTGCTTGATTTGTATAATTGTCAATAGTATCTGTTAATGATATAAATGTTGATGCGCTTATTAAATTTGATAATAAAACTTCTTTTTTAGCATATCCATCTGCACTATCCTCGATAAGCACAATATCAGCTCCTATTGGAGTCCCCTTTGCTGGATAAGCATGAAATGAACCTGCTGCTTTTAAAAGAAATGTATCATCTACATAGCTTTTTGCAACAAGATTTCTTGCTCCATATCCTGCTGTATAATCCGCTTTTTCAACAATACCCGCAGCTACTATTTCATATCCTCTTGTATTTGCTGGTGTTCCTAAATCAGCACGTTCTAAGGTAACTTTATCTGCTGCAACATAAACTCTTCCTTCATTTGTTCCGTCAGAATGAGTGCTTGTAACACCCGTAGCTGCACTAACTCTATTTGAAACTACATTACCACCACCTGTTCCAGCAACGATTAAATCAAAGGCACCTACTCCTATCGTGGTAGCTTCTATTAATGTTCCTCCAAGATGAACTAATGGAATTGGTGATCCTGATTGTGTCAATCCATTTTCAAAGACATAATCACCACTTCCACCACCACCACTATAAGGAGGACATGGAATTACCAATATAGAAGTCGTTCCATCACATGTTCCTGAACCTGTCCATTCTACTTGTTCTTGGATAACATAGCTTTGTGCATCGGCTTCATCAACATCTCCTGCGATATAGGCTATATTTAATAAATGCCATGCTGTGTTGACTATTACAAGCCTTTTTTGATAAGCTTCTTGGTTGTATGATTGACATGCTAAATCTTCGTAATATCCTATTAGCATGGTGTTGATTGCATCGTACATTGCCGAAATACAACTACCATATACACATTCGAAAAACTCACCATAACCATCCCATAAAATCCTTAATTCATCTGGATTACTATATTCTACAGATGAGGTTATTTCAATAGTCCACTTATTGGTATATATTGGTGTGACAACTATTTCGGCATTTGAGCTAACAATATCTGCTGGTGGTCCTGGTAGTTGTGTTGGGTATTTTATTCTATGTTCGCGTGTAAGCTGATATACATTGCTGCCATAAACAGTCGTATCTGTTGAGGTAAGTGTTCCTGAATATGGCCCCGATACTGCTACGTTTGCAATAACAGGTAATTCAAAATCATATTGATAGGTGTCTAAAAACTCATATTCTTCATCCAGTACGCTATTGTACCACGTAACTTTTAGCGTATAATTTCCTTTTAATACTTCTGTATAATCGGTTAATGGGTCTAATGGCAATGGTACTACTGTAGTCATTAATAAACTAGTAGCAGGAACTATATCTGGACTGTTGAAATCTGTGTTTTCATAAATTACCCCTTCTGTTCCTGTAAATGTAATTACGGCAACTACATCATTAATATCCCAACCCTGTGCTCCATAATCAAGGTTGTCCTCAACTATAATGCGCTTTGGTTGTTGGTTTAAATCAAATGTTAAAATAGCATCTGCCATAACTTTAGTTTTTTAAGCAAACGTGCCGTATCCTACTAGAAATACGGCACGTTAAATATATTTTCACAAAGCCTTTTTTATTCTTCGTTCTCGTCTTTTCCAGTATATAATTTAGCCGCCTTTAATGCTGCTGTTAATTGCTCTGCAAAAGCCTGATTCCCATTATAGTAATCAAATAAAGCTTCGTTTGGTTCTGCCGTTGGTATCGTTTTTACAATTTCTTCATTTTTCTTCCCCTGCTCAGTAACCCATGACCATGTATTCTGATTTTTAACAAAAGAAATAATCCTATTGTCAATAGCCACTTGGATGTTTGATTTTACTATCAATACCTGTTCGGCATCAACTAGTTCAAGGAAATTTGCAATTCCTTTTGTTTTGTCTCTCATTACCTCAAATTCTAATGATAATTGAACTTGCGCTAATGACATATCATCTACGTTGCGAATAAAATAAGCTTTAGATACAAGTCTTAACTTATCTTCTTTCAATCCCACTACGTCTGAATAAATCAATGCTTTTAAATCAGCTAAAACTCTTTGTTTTTCAGCTTTAACATCTGCTTCAGCAATAAGATTTTCAATAACGCATTTAGGTGTTCTTCCATTCCAATTCGTACCACCCTCTAACCATGGGCATATTTCGGTTAACCAGTAAATTAATTCAATGTCTGATTGTTCAAGTACTTTGTTACCCGTAAAAGTTAACATCACAGGCGAATATACAAACGAACCATTCGTACCATGTACTCTGTTATCAGCATATCTCCACTGCTCTGTTCCCGTATCGGTTCTTCTTGTTGCTACCAATGGAAATGCTATTGAAGCTGGTTTGTCTGGTTTGAGGTTGTGCGCACTCCTACTCGCTTTTATCCTGCTTTTAGGATAAACTAATTTAAGAGGCATTCCTGCTTTACTAGCTGTTCCTTTTAATTTTGGAAACATTCTTGCAAGTTTCCCATGTTCTGCCGCTGATAATTTGTAAGGTTCATCGTTCTTGTATAACATAGCTGTAAATTTAATTATTAAAAAAATAATAGAAGGGACTTTTTCACCCCTTCTATTTAATATATCTCTAAGGCTCCATTAAAACAAATTGGTTTCCTCCTCTGAAATGAGCTCCTACATGACAACGCTGATAAGTGTTTCTTTTATCAATGCCGTTCACTTTCAAACCAGTACCAGCTCCACCAACTTCCCAAACTTCCATTCTTCTCTTATAGTCACCTAATCCACGGTAACGAGTACCGATAGATGGAACCATGTTTCCGCTTACTGGATCTTTCTTCTTATTAATTGGCATAAAAAGACCAAGTTGATTTGCTGTATAACCTGTCGCTCCATATGTTTTAGGGTTGTTCAAGTTATTCATGCGCTTAAATAAGAAAGTACGTTCACTTTTAGTAAGATACTTAAAGTTTACTGAGGCAGCTAAAGACTCATCTTTATGGAACAAAGCATCATTAGTTGCTTTCGCAGCAAATTGAATATTTGTATCTGTAAAGTAAGTTTTAAGCGTGTTTTCAATGTCTTGGTGTAATTTAATACCCAATAAACCACAAATGTATTTACCTGCTCCCTCTCGGTCTAAGGTTAAGTCCATTTCGTCAAATTCACTTACAGTAAAAGCACCAGGAACATATGTTTGTTCATTTCCAACTCGTCTTGTGTAAGGAAAAATACCTTCTGTAGTTTTAATAGGTCTTCCTGTTACTGGATCAATAAGGGCTGAATTTGCCGTTCTCTTTCCCCAAAGTAACGCTCCGTCTATTTTTAGAGAAGTGCGATAATCAATATCTACTTGCTGTCCTAAATTATAGTAAGCTTTGATTTTAGTTCCCAATGTGGTAACATCAAACCAATCTTGATTAACCATTTCAGAACCAGTATAGCCAATTGATTCCTTGATTATTTGAGCATCATTCTCATACTCCCATGTTCCGCGAATAGCAGAATCAGGCTGATCTGAACCTTCTGAATGGGCACCAGAAAAGATAACCAACTCTTCTCCTTCTGTTAATGCTGGAAATTGGTCGGTACTGTCATTTAATCGCACCGTAACTGACGGTGCTGTTGGCGTTGATACGTCAATAGCCATCACTGATCCCGGAACTTCATTTTTAAACAGGATTTGATCCCATACTCTTAAATAGAAGTTATTACTGGCATCTAGTGAATCTGCATCAATAACAAACACAATATCAGCTCCAATAGCTGGTTGTGCAACGATAGCATCTACTATGATTACTTCGTGAATACGATTTTCTTCATAGTGCTTATAGGTATCTCCTGCGACTTCCGACTCAAAACCTAGTGATCTCAATAACTGAAAATAACTAGCACCCTGATCGTTATATCTGGAGAAAAGTTCATTCATTACTTGCGGCTTGTAAATATCAAAGCCTGAAACAATATCTGAGGCATATATCTGCGCGACTGCATCTGGATTCATAATTCAATTTTTTAAGTTTAACAATATATTCACCTCTTTCTTACTCGTTTTTTAACCTAGCTTCGCCTTTGTTTTTTCTGCGGCTTCGGCTATCCTCTTCTCATAATCCGACTGTGTTGTGTCAGATGTTGGTGGAGGAGTGTCTTTGTTGTTTAATGGTGATGGATTAGAATACAAGTTATGGACTTCTGCTTCTGTCATTTCTCGTGCTTTCTCAAAAACGGAATGCACGATTTCTGGTAGCTTTCTAATCATCAATTTCTGATAAGCATCTTTGCCTAAAATATCAGCATTTTCTTTTGTAAGTTCCATTTGGTTCTTAGCTGCGAAATTGGTAATATAATCAGCAACCTCTTTCTTTTCGGATTCTGAAATTTCATAGTCCAAAAGAGACTCCTTGCCATCTTTAATTGGGATTTGAAGCTTTGATAAATGAGTAGCAGCTTTAGTTCCAAAATCATTCCATCCTTTTTCCAATGTAGCTATTTCCTCGGGTGTTTTAACCTTTGGTTGAGCTGGTTCTTTGGATGGTTCAGGAATTTTTAACTTTTCCTTAATCTCTTGTAAGCTTTTCTTTGCGGTGGCTCCATCTGCCTCCATGCTAAATTTGTTGAGGCTTAAAGTTTCCTCATCATGGTCAGGATCCATGTCGTATTTCTTTACGAAAAACTTTCTTACCATATCTTCCTGTCCTGCTTGGTTTGGATTATCAAGAATGTACTTCGCCACAAGAGCTTCCATAGGATCCATGGTCGCAAGTTCAGTACTGTTAATCTTTTCAAACAAACCATAATTTGACTGTCCAGTTTCTTTCACAAACTCGTTATATAAAGCCATTTCGTCATTTGCGAAATTTGTTTTGGGCTTCGCTTCAAGTTTCGTTTTCAATTCAGCATTGTCTTTGCGCAAAGTTTCAGCTTCATCGAAAATACCGGATATATTTGCATCCTTAGCCTCTTCTATCGTTTTGTAACGATCTCCAAAAATCTCTTTCAGAAATGCGCCATCCTGATTTGGAGGCTGTTGGTCATTCTTGGGTTTTTCCACTGGTGGAACCGTATCTGTAGGACTCTCAGCTGGTGGAATTGTATCTGCTGGTGGAGGAGTGTCTACTGGTGGAACGGTATTTTCCACCGGTGGAATTGTATCTGCTGATGGAGGAGTGTCTACTTCCATTCCAGCTTGTTTTTTTAAACCGTCAACATCAGCTCCTTCTATTTCCAATAAAGCTTGGAAAGCAGGGTCTTTTTCAAATTCTTTTGTTTTTAGTGCCATGATTATGCCGTTTTTAAAGTTTGCTTTTCTTGTGAATTATTTTCTTGTCTCAATGACTGTTGTTTTTCATAAACGAGTCTCATTCCTTCAAGTTCTTTTTCCCTTTCAAACTCTCTGGCTGCATTGCGATCTTCTAAATCTGCTTTTGCCGTTTCTTCTTGTATTTTAAGTTTCGATACAAAAGTTTTTCCCTCTTGTTCTAACTTGGCTTTAACAGCTGCGGTTTGTTGCTCGTTTTTACTGTTTAATTGCATGTTTTCTTGCTGAACCTGTAGCTGGCGTTTCTTGTTTTTCTTAGATTCATGGTTAAGATAAGTCTCAGCCATTTTCTCATTACCATTCTCTAACATTTGTTCAATCTTCAAGAAGTCTTTTAATTCAATACCACTATTACCATCTTTATCTGGCTGCATGGCAATTGTAGCGGCTTGCATTATAGCCTGTACTCTTTGTTTAGTAGGTCTGGCTTGAATCATTATGCTATAATCTACATCAAGAACATCGGTACTTGTTGCAAGCACTTTTACACCAACTCCACCAACTACAGGAATATATCCATTGTACGCTTCCTTATCGTGACGAAGTAATAATTGTATTCTAAGAGCTGCGCTTCTTGCCGATAATTCTTTTAATCTAAGGTATCCTGAATAAAGAGGCTTTAACGCATTGTTAGATGCTGCCACTGCTATTTCGGATCCTCCCACGCTTTGTTCTGGATTAGGGTTGCTTGCACTAACTATTTCGTTTATCCCTGTAAATTCTCTTATAAAATTAAGGTTTAATTCAAATAATGTTACAAATTCTCCTAACTGCGGTCCAATACCTCCAACTAGTTGTTGTATTGGATTACGTCCTCCCGGAACGTTCGGAACTCCCTTATGAGTAGTGGTCTTATAAATTAAATCACCAGTATCTCTTCTTATAGAAAGAATCTCCATTGGATCTAATTTTTTACCAGCAAGAGACATATTTGAAAGAGATGTAAATTCTACCGCTATACCAGAGTTTGAGGACATTGCAATCGCATTTTGAAGTTTTAACCATGTTAATTGCATTGCATCTAAATTAGGAACACATAAGTCTACTAATGATCTGCCTGGTAATTTGTAAAATTTATATGACAATTCTACTTCTTTTTTTCCTGGGCGAGGAATATCATACTGTAACCCATAATCATAAATATATTCAGTACCTATAATCCATTTACCCCTATATACTGTCTTGTATTTAGTGGTTTCTGTTTTTTTCTTTTTGCTATTGTGAATTTTACCAGACTCCTCTTCATACCTACGTGTCTCTCCTCGTTCGTTTATCCTTGTGGTAAAATTCTTTTGATTGATGGTGAACCATTCTGCATCCATTACGTCAATCATAAAATCATCATAACGCCATCCATTACCATCGAGGTTTCCTAAATCATCTCCTGACCAAGAATCTAATGTTCCATTTGCATATCTACCGTTGTATAAATGGGCTAAATCACGTAATTGATCTTCTGATAAATCAGTGTTTTTACGTATGTTGGAAATCGATTCTTGAATAAGTTCTCCTGCGTATTCTGAGTTTCTATGATCCCAATGTTTAGAATATTGAATTATAAATCTGGCAGGATCAACATATCTTATTTTTGCTTTTTTTGTATAAGTGTCGGTAAAATCTTTTACTGCAGCACAATTTATATCTGCGAAATCATCAATTATTTTTCTTTTTGTTTCTTTCCAATCGCTTAGATAGAAAGTATATTGCAATGCTTCTTCAATCTCCGTTTCCTTAGCCATTTTGAATCCACCTATTGATTGGTAGTATTCTAATTCGTCGGCTGTTTCTGGCAACCATTCTGGTTGTGGTCGCTCTCCTGTCATTGATCTAACCTGATCTAAAACGGGTTTGTATTTTGCATTAAACCATTTTTTTAGTTTTGCGGTTTCTTTATCTTCTATGCTTGATGGATCAACGGCTGTTGCGATTATGGAGTGGTCTTGGTCTTCAAATATTCCACGGATAACGTGTTTGAATTTTGGCATTATAGAGAATATTTCCCAGTTAATGTTTAAATAACCTTTTATCTCTCCATCATTTTCTTCGGATTCATCAAGTAGTATGTCTTGATATTTATGGATGCTCTGTTTTCCCGCACCATATCTTCTTAGTTCTTGAAATTGTTCGTTTGTAGAATAAAGTAGTCCCGCACGATCAGAAACCCATGTGGCATAAATAGCTTCACACCATTGTCGGCACCATTCTCCATTCTTTTCGTTTGTAGGAATCTCATTTTCCGGAAATGCATATGCTCCTTTCTGATAACCCCCTGTTGTAATTAACGACAAACTCATTTCCTATTTTTTTTACTAAGTTAAATAAAAATTATCTTTTATAAGTTCTTTTTTTGTAGAAAGCTCCCAAATCAATCTCCTGTTTGTCCAATTCTTCTATCTCATTGTATATTCCCGCTGTACCTAATAAAGCATATCCTGCTGCTGTAAAAAGGTCGTAATTTGTCATTTCTTCAATCCCTGCAATATCCCTGCATTCCTCTAATAGCTCAATATGATTCTCTTCATCGGCTTCTGATTCTATGAATCCCATGAACTCTGTAAATATGTCTTGTTTAAGTTTTTCGTTGGTGTTTGCACCTGGAGTTTTGTTTTGTTGAAAAGTTTTCGGGTCTACTCTGTAAAGTAAAAATGCTGAATATCCTCTTTGCTCAAAATAATCCCATATTAAATCAACGTTTATTTCAGGAAACATTTGTACTCCATAATAAACACTCATCATTAACATATCCTCAGCATATAAAGCTTTGTCGTATGTTCTATGAGAATAGGTGCAAACAAATTTTCTTTTCATAGAAAAATCACCATCCTTCATCTTACCTTTCCTAACAACAGATCCACCTCCTTTTGACTTCCTGTTTCCTGCGGTTTTGTTAAACTTGAACGGGTCTGCTCCTGCTACTCCCCAACTGGTGTTTCCCGGTTTCCAAGAGAAAGTTTCTTCATCCCAAAACTTTCTGTTACTTTCACCTTCGTTTAGTTGGTGTGATACTTTGAATTTACCTCCCTTTCGTGCAATAAACTCAACCTTCGTGTCTTTTGCGTTATTTATCCATCTAAAATCACCTTCAACTGGTGCTGAACTTCGATTAAACCTAAGCTCGTCAATATATGTTTCTAATTTTTGCATGTTAAATCCAGAGTCTTTTGCCGATGTTCTAAAACACTCGGTAAAGCTCATTGGATATTTTCTCGTTTCTTCAGATAGTCCCTCGTAGTTTGCAGAGTCAATAAATCCTTTTCTGTTGTTTAATAGGTGTTCTTTTGCTCCAATCTTTGAGTTTATGTATGCCGATTGTTCTTTTGTCGGTGTGTCGATTACAGAATTGCCATATCTATCTATAAATCCCTCTAGTCCATCATATGCAGGAATGAACAGTGTAGCTAATCCTGATACCGTTTGACCATTGGGTGTTCTTATAAAATAATCACTTAATTCACATTGAGTTTGAAAAGCCTTACCACCTCCTCTTTCCATCTCTCCTACTGTAGATGTTTTTATGGTGAATCCGATTATGTTTTTACCTGCACCTTGTTGTAGACATTCTTTTACAACTAAATGTCTTGCCCAACACGATATTCCTCCTTTTAATTTTCCTACTTCATCATCATGATGGTAGTACATTTTCCAACCATCATAAGCTCCTGCTTCTGCATTTGTAAAATCTATTTTTGATCCTAAACCTTCTTCTGATTTAGCTAGTGATCCTTTTGAAGAAAGTCTTTTTGCTGGTGGTGAAAATGATAATTCTGTTTTTGGAGATGTAGAGCCTTCGTAAGTTGGTTTGAAGAAAAATGGTAGTTTCTTCCATGGTGCTATAAGGTGTTTTAGAAAACAATCCTTAGCTTGATTATCATTCTGGCTTTGAATACCACCACTAGCATTTTCTGTTCTGCTAAGAATTTCATAACCAATACATTGTGCTTTATACGTGGCTCCTTCGCGCCTGTGCTTAGGGTAGTTAAATCCATATAGCACTCTGCTTCCAGTATCTAGGAAATCATAATAACCTGTTTCTTCTGAAATAATAGCATTCCCTTTTTTATCTATATCTTTAAATGTATGGGTTTCGTTATAGGTCATTCTTGCGAACAAGAAAAACTTTCTATCTCTAGATCTGTATTCTGGAAGCCCTACGTCAATAGACCACCACGAACAAAAGAAATAATGCCATCCATCAATATATGTTGGCTTTCCGTTGTTGAAAAACCAATATCCATATAATCGATGGAACCATGCATCGTTTATGAATTTAATTTCGTCTTCATAAATATCTTGGTTGTTTTCTAATACTTCCCAAATTTCATCAATTGTATTAAGCTTTTTTTGGAGCTCCTTTAATCTTCTTGGTACTTTGGGAGGGGTGAATATTTGATCTTTTGCAGGTAATCCAAATCCATCTATTTCATGGTATTCCGGAGGACTTGGTAAGTCTATCCTTATTGGCTCAAGATCTTTATCGTCAGTATTTACAAATAGAAATCTATCCGCACTTTTGTACTGCATCAGTATTCTTGGATCTACAGTATCACTATAGTTTTTTATTAAGGATAGGCTGCTCACGGATTTTATTTTATTAGTTTCACAGGCGTTTCACCATTTTTAATTTTTTTAGCAATATCTTCAGGGCGAAGTCCTAGTCTAACTTCTGCAATGTAACGAAGCACTCTATCTTTTAAATATGGATTTTCATCATCATTAAGAAGATCACTCATGGTATCCTCCAACTCTATCTGCATTTCTTTAAACTTCTCCATGCTTTTTGCCTTTGGATCAGATAAGCTTTCAAGCATTAAATCATAATAAGCTTGTTCCATTGCTACAAAATATGTGTACTTGATGTTTCGATGTATTCTTACATATTCAACAATCTTTCTGTTCACAACTTCATTATTGCCTTTAAGCATGTCTTCTATTGGTGTTTCAAAATTACCTTCTTCATCATGCTTAAATCCTACATCATTAGCTACTTCAGCCTTTCTTTTTAAAACGTCTGAATACTTTCCTCGATATGGAGTGCCCTTGTCATATATGCACATTATAAATAATAAAACTAAATTATTATCTATTTCTGGACCGGGCGATGTTCTGAATATTTTATGCTTAGAAAGTTCAGGAAATATTTTTAATACAGATTTCCCTTCTACAACTTTTGTAGGATTAAATAACATTTTTCGGAACTCCATGTTGCTAAATTGCCAGTTCATATTCTTTTTGTTTAAGTGCTGTTTGATATGCTAAATGGGCATCTATTTCATTTTTAAAGCTTCCCAAATGCTTTACTTTATTATTTATATATATTCGAGATATCCATCTTTGTTTTAATTTAAGCCACGTTACTCCTTTGTATTCTGAAATAAACTTATGTTTATATTTATTAATCACTGGCTGAATACTTTTATTTTGATTTATCAATAATAGAGCTTCTTCGTAAGCCAAGTGAGCCTTGTGTTCATCAATAAAAGATCCTAAATATATATCTTTGCCATCTAAGGCTATTCTAGCCATCCACTTCTTCATTTTTTTATTCCACCCTACTCCCGTATATTTCGAACTGCTTTTTAGATGTTTTCGATTAGCATTTTCTCTTTGTGTTATAATCCTAAGATTATCTTCTCTATTATTAAGCTTGTCAAAATCCTTATGGTCTACAACTAATTTATAACCGTTTGGTATGTGATTTTTAAAGGTTCTAGCTACTAATAGGTGTATAAGGAACGATTTCTTTGTCCCTTTTTTACAAAGGGTTACATTGTAATATCTTTTGGGATTGTAGCCTTCTTTTAAAATGCGGTCTTTAATAATCTGCTTTGTTTTTCCAAACTTTATTACAGTTCTTTCTAAGCTCTTTACTCTACCCAAGTTACTAACCTGATATAATCCCTCGTATTCAGGTATGTCTTTCCAAATTTCTTCTGCTTGCATGATTTTACGTTTTTTTTATTCACGTTGTTATAAATAATGTAGTAGGAACGTGAACCTCATTGAACAAAACCGCTAAGTCTTGACTACATTACAAATGTACAAAATTAACTTTAAATATATCAAAGGGTTCCAATAATGTCATGCCTCTGGCAGCGGTAAAGTTTTCTTCCTCCATCTACCTTTGTGTGGTACTCATACTCCATTGGAATATCTCTCACTTTTTTCATGACGATTTCATCTCCAACTTTTACATTAATATTTTCATCGGATTTGTGTTCGTCATAATAAGTCCTTATTGGAGATGCTAAATAAGCTATCTTTCCGTAAACTACGTTTTTATTACTAAGCTTTCGCATGTCAGGAACAAGTAATCCACCCTGCTTTATTCTTTCTTGCATACTAACCCACTCAGGATCTTCCATTGGTTCTACAAGGACATATCCATTTATAGGAATAATTTCACCATCCCTGATTGCTGCATATATGTTGTTGTATGTAATGAAGATTATTATCTTTCCATTTTCTACGTAAAACCAGCGTTTTTCTGGCGATATGCAGTTTATCACTGCTAAATAGTACATTATCACCCTGTCACCCACTTTAAGCTCCATGTCGGTGTCCCATGGCATTATATTCCTATCGCTTTTGGAAAACAGAATTTTTTCTGGAACCTCTTTTACCGTTCCCATTCTTACAACATGTTTTTCGGGTTCGTATGAGGTGTCTATTTGAAGTTTAAATCCAGACTTAGTTTCGATAAGCGAATTTTCTGGATCAAGTTCTACTATTACTTTATTCCCTACTCTCGGTATTCCCATAGTCTTTATTTTTTATACAGCTCATTTTGCCGTTAATTTTTTCAAATCTTATTTTTCCTTTTTTTTGCATCTGCTTAAATCGCATTGCTGTCTTTCTGCGTTTTTTTCTATCGGAAGCTTTCCACTCAGGCAATTCTGAGGCGTGCATGTTTATCCACTGTCCATTATATTTGAAGCATGAAAATTGGTCAAGTACATCCGTGGCTTTTAGAAGTTCTTTTTTAGGATAAAGCCATTTTTTGAGGAAAGCCAATAGTTGCCGAACTAAATTGATTGCTTTTCTAATCATAATATTATGCGCTTGTTACGAATGTTCCTACTGTAGTATAAACAGTTATACCACCAGAAACCATTTTTAATCTAAAATAATACTGAGTTTCTGCCGTTAAGCTAGATATGTCAAGAGAAACCGCTTGTAATGCATCTCCTGTCAATGGACTTTCTGCTGCTGCTGTACTTGTTCCAAGTGCCATAGTGGTTCCATATTCAAATGTAACAACTGTACTTGTTCCATGATCGTGAGCCTTACCATTTAGTGTTGCGGTGACATCAGCTACTGGAGTTGCTGCCGTTACGTAACCTGTTGCTGGTTCTGAGGCTAAAAGTCCCCACTGTCTTGTTATCGTTTTTAAAGCGTTAGCAGCCAATGTAGCCACATCTCCCTTGTCTCCGTAATAGGTAGAAACACCTTTTTCTACAACAATGGATTTGTTTCTTTCATAAGGCCCTCTTTGCTCTATCCCTGTCTTGGGCGTTACTGGTATTACAGTAACCTTCACTTCGGTTATGAATTTAAAATCTTCCATGATAAAATGTATTTGTTTATATAAAATTTAATTATTTTCTAAAGGTACTAAACTTTTGTATTATCCTGTTGTTATTGATAAATCTGTTATAGTTACAGTTGTAGCTGACGTTTGAGATGCTATTTCAGGTCTAAACCTATCTCCAGGATTAAGGTGTATTGAAGATACTAATGCAATTGATGCAGCTGCAGTACTCAGTCCTCTTTCTGGTTCAATAGCATCGAAAGGCTCACTACCTTGTGTTTTATTTACTCTAAATTTATGGTTCACAACAGAAGCAGCCGCCTTTAACGCAGATATTGAACCCGCTAATCCTACATTAATTGGAGTTAGTCCAGTGTATTCCATTTCTCCTGTTGCTGGATCAATTAATTTGAATCTACTATTTGACTGACCTTCTAATGCTGTGCCTAAATCCATTGGATCCCATGTGCCCGAACCTGTAGTGTCAAATGTAACAGCATTACCTGAAACAAATACACTTGCATTACTAGAGCTATCTGGCTGAGCTCCGTTTCCAACTGAATTTACATATTTACTATCTTCAGTTAACGAGCCAGAATCCCATGTGCCAGTAATAGTAGAATCCCATGTTTTATTTACCTGAACGCTATTAGTTTGTTTGTTATAAACATAAGTTCCTCCGTCATACATTGTGCTTAGTGTAGTATCCAATAAAACAGTCTCACCTTCTGTTAATGCCGTTCCTACCTCTGTTAATGTAACTGAGTTACTTAAAAAGCTTCCCGTTTCATTACTTCCAAATGGAGCACAGGCTATTTCAAAATAACTTGTTCCATCTGTAGCTGTTACAATACAAGCCCCATTGTAATCAGTGTTTGTAATAAATCCAGAAACAACTACTTCTTGATTTTCATAAACTGTTGGTCCTGTAAAATGAAATCTAGCTACCCCACTCGAATCTGTTACACTTGTTATGGCAGTAGCTCCTATAGAGGCATCCGCAACTGCTGTAAATATTCCAGTGCTTCCCGATTTAAAGAATGATGTTGGTCCTCCTGTGATGTTGCCCTGAACTTGCATGGGAACCGTAATCGTTGGATCAATGTAATAGTTCGATTGTGATGCTCCTCCAATAAATACATTTGTATTAAAGTTTACGGCTAGTGCAGGAACATTAATTGCTTTTAATATTGCATCTGTACCGGTAAAGTCTGAAATAAATAATACACCTATAACCTGAGTTCCACCAGTATTATTAATGGTTAATCCATCTTTAAATCCAGCAATTGTTCCATCAAGAAACTCATTTGTTCCATCAAAGGTATTTGTTGTTCCACCAATAGTAGTTCCTGTTCCAGTAAAGGTAACTCTAAAATCATTGAATTTAGAATTAAATCCAGCACCAGTTATATTTATAAATTTAGCATTATCTCCATTTAACAAGAAAGATGCATGTGTGCACTTGAATCTTTTTCCTAATATTAGATTGAAAAGAGTTTTGTCGCTATGGCTACTTGTAAGAATGTGGTTTTCTTTGTCTTCGCTAGTCCATTCTATAATAGAATTTACAGCACATTTAAATTCGTTAATAGTAGATATTGTAATTGGTTTTTTAATAATATATTTACCACTTACTAATGTGCTAACTCCACCAACGGGTGTTGGAAAATCAGCCTCCGAGTAAATATTAAATACATTGACTCCTAAAGTATTCACACCATAAAGCTGTGCATCGCTAAGTTTAAGCAATATGCTTTCTATATCTCCGCTAAGTAATATATCTTTTAATTCTGACATGATTTTGTGGTTTAAAGGTTATATATGTGTTACAATTTCTCCTAAATGGGTTACCACTATACCTAAATGCAATACAACTATTGGTAACGAATTACTAGCCATATTTTTAATATAATCTGTATCGTTTTCTATTCTAAAATATTCTTCTGGTATTCCTGCTGTGTCGATTCCTTTTAGAAAATCATGTGTTATCCTATTTGGATAAGCCAACCCATTTAATGCTGCATATTCGGCAAATAAATCATTCAACACCTCATCATCTTCATTCAATAGTTCATTACCACTATTACTAAATCCTTTATTAGCATATCTTTCTCCTTCGTTAGTATACCCAGATATAGTAGTTTTCTGAGGTAATCCATTTGCGTGAACTACCCTTATAAATTCTGTAGGATCTGCTATCTGTTGAAATAGAGTATACCCAAATCTATTCAATAATACAGGTTCCGCTGTATCTGATACAGCATCCCAAAAATCTGTGTTTTGATTTATTATCGTTAGTTTCATGTTAGTACTTTTAAAAATGTTGGAAAAATACCGTCAGCTATAGTTTGATGCCCCCCTGTTGCATATGGGTGTAATGCTTGGTTATAAAACTCATATTGAACAGGTATTCTGCTATTTTTATTTTCTGCGGGGTCTTTTGCTATGCCGTCCGTTCTATCAAGACAAAAACCCCCTACGTTTACAAATACATTAGAATTATACACTCCTTCGTCAAATGTTTCAATTAATTTTGCTTGTAAATTATAGATATTACTTACATAGTCATTTCTTCTATAATTTGAGCCATAAGAATCCGCCCATCCATCAGCACTATTTACTGCGCACGAAGGTAATATAACTACTATTTTACCGCTTGCATTATAACTTATAAAGGCATTAATTAAATCCTTTGCATTTTGCACAACTGCCTCTATTTCTGCATCAGTTTTTAATACTACAAATGAATCATTAACACCCAATTGAAATGAAATGCAGTCTATCGTTATACCTCCTAGTTGATTTGTTGCGTACCAATCAAAATCTATTGCACTACCTGACCAAAAAGGTGAAGAACTTGAATTAAAAGAAGTCCACGAATAGCCACTTATACCTTCATGGTTGTTTGGTGCAATCCCTTCTGTTCCTACAAATGTAGGGGTAGTTCCTCCAAGCGTTACAAAATTATTTCTTACTGCTGTTGTTATTTGACTGTTTGCAGTAATTGAATCTCCAACCATTAATATATTTTTAGTTACTCCCAACCCCGTAGCTGCTAATATTTCAAGCGTAATATCTTTTGATTGTATTTCTAAGCCGTAATTATTAAATAATTTAGCTGTTATTATCTCGTTTCTTGCACTCGTTGAATTTATTTTTGCCGATTCTCGTCTTGATTTCATTTCAGATTCCAAACCAGTAGAAAACAACTCTATATTATCATTATATAACTCAGCTAAAGACCTAATAAAATTATTTTTATACACATTTAGTTCAAACCCATTTACGGCATGTATAGTTTCAGGACTTATTATTTTTATTTTAGTTGGGTTTATCATAATTTTACCTCCATTAAATTTACTGTGTTTACTGTTTCTTGCTTAATAATACTTTGACTTGGTGTTATTGCTTTTATTGTTTCAAAAGGTACTGGTATTGCTTCACCATTCATATCATATAAACCCTCGATTGTTAGTATTTCTTTTAATTGTTCATTATCAGGCCACGTATATAAATAGCCTAATGCTATCAAAACCCCACTACCAGGTGGAAAATATCCAATCCTATCAAAATCAACAATAGATTCAGTTTTATTATAACATATCACTATATACTTATCATTTGATTGTCTCTGATAAATAGTACAACCTAAAGCTAATGCATAAGGGATGTAATCAGTAGTACTCCTTAGAATTATATCATCTAAAGAAACATTATTATCATTTCCGCTTATATCATAACATATAGTTTCATTTGTTTCTTGAAATACCTGCTCAGTTGTATATGATTCAGATACTAATTTATAATAAAGAAGATTTGTAAAATCAACACTACCGCCTATGTAAGATTTAGTATCTGAATTGCCAACCCACGAAAGTGTATTGGGAATATTTATCGTGTTTCCATTTAACAATACGGTTGCTGCGTTGCCAGTGATACCATCCCAAATAAACTCAACTTCGTTATCCTCTTGTATTTCTGTAGTTAGTACAATTGTGTTTAATGCTCGTGTTGTTCCATTCGAAAACCATACTCTTAAATATGTAGTTCCTGAAATTCTTAATATCATTATTAATATACCTTTAGCAGAATCTGAGCTTCCCCCAGAACTATGTATAAGTATCCTGTTATCATTAACAGTATCAAACCCGTAGTTAATTGATTTAATATAATAACTATCGCCACCTGTTAAGTAATCACAAATTATCTTTTTTGGAGTCCCATCAAACTTTATACATCCAGTATTTGTTATTTTAACTTTATTATTATTATTACTTTTATCTGTAAATACATAATCATCGTCTATTTTTACAGGTATTGAATTAAGCACATTTTGAATAATAATTAAACTTGGGTTTGCTCCATTCGTTGTGTATATAAACTCTCCATTAGATTCTTTAAACCAAATTTCTAGCCCATTTGAAAGTCTTAAATAAATAGCATTCCCTTTGGTGAACAATATTCTATCGTTAACTAAATCTAACGAAATAATACAACTTCCAATATAATCAACTATTGATAATCCAGCTAATGATCCAATCTCTGCCTGTAAATAAGAATCTCCATCAAATGTAGCTATCTGAGTATCTGTAATCTGTAGGTCTACAGGAACTAAACCTGTACCGAAATTAGGATACCACCACTTACCATCACGCTCATAAATTTCGTTGGCTTTGCCTGTTATTACATACTGATAGTACTTCTTTAGCTTATAAAATAAACCACCACCAGATCCCATTAATCTCTTTAGTCCAACGCTTAACAACATGACTATTTCGTTTTAGTTACACTAACTATTCCTCCGATAACGGCTATCTTTTCATTCTTGTGAACATTTACATACTCCACCGATCCTCCTGGAAAGAATGCTCCTTCTTCTAATACAGCTGTTGGGGCTGTGCCTACTTTTAACCACGTATCATCTACACAGGCAACTCTTATTACTCTATGATGTTTGGAGTCGAACACTGTTGAGGATGCACTTGCCGCACTGCCATCTAATGTTTGTGATCCTGTTGTTAGGGCAGTATCTAATCCTAATGCTGGTATTGCGTTTCCAAGCGCATCTAATAACATTTGTCCAAAGTTTCTCATGATAAATATTTTAGGTTTTAAAAGACTCTTATATCATTTCTACGTAAATATACAACAAAATTAAGAAATATATCCATAAACCAAAAACACTCCAATGTAAAAACAAAGGAGTGCACTTGCTATGAAACAAGAAAGCATATCAACCGTTCGGCATCGGCTAATTGTTTCAAAGGTATAAAAAAATTAAGAGTTTTTCTTTTCCTTCTCTGTGAAGAGGAATAGTTAACTAGCTTTTTATTTATCAGGTAAACATGAAGAGGTTTGAAAAGTAGGTACAAAAACAAGTAACCCCCTACCCCCAGATAAAGAGTTACATGCGTACCACATTCATCAGTATAAACAATCGAGGAATTAAGTGAGGCTCTAACCAGTAACACAAGTAACCAGAAAACTTCGTTAGAATTAAACAAGCTTAAATTACACCTTTGTTCGGCTTCTAGTAAGTTTAAAGTGATTGTATTACGTAGCACTCTTGACTTGCCGTAAGGCTGCTATGGTGGGCTGCACGTTTTACCATTCCAGTCATTAGGAATGAGATTCTGATACTGGCTATAATTTGAGCTAAATGCAAAAACCACCTGTTGGTACTCCCAGACAACGGGGGCGCAGGCGGTTTTCAGGTATAAAGGTATGTCTTTAAATATCTTGTTCATTGTTGTCTTACTATTAAGCTGGTACCAATCAGCTGTGAAAAATTATTGGGATAAAATTAGCACAAGTTTTTGGAATAAAAAAACCAGCCTCTTGAGAAAAGACTGGTTTCTGACCTGAACATACCACTGTTAGGGATCAGTGATGGTGTAAATATAGTTATTTTTTCTTTTCTGCCTTCGTGAAGCTTGCAAAATATTCCACTCCTTTTTCGAAAAATTCATGAGCAGGAGTTTCTTTCGAAATAACCATGTAAACATTTGCAGCTGGTGTGAATTTTGAGAAAGACTTGTTTTCTTCGCTTCCTTCAATTACAGCGGTTAAGTTTACTTCGTTGTGCTCTTCATCACTTTCTAGCTGTTCATTATAAGTACATTCGAACTTTGCTATTACAGAAGGGGTGGAAATAATTTCTTCCTCTACAACCTCTTCTTCTATAATTTCTGTTGGCCCACCTTCTGGCGGTGTCGTTAATCGAGTGATTTCATCTTTAAGCTTAACAATCTCCTCCTCGTGATTCTGCGTTAGCACATCAATAGCATCCTTGTGTGCATCATCAAGTTCAGCTTTTAAATCAACAGTTATCTTCTTAACGATTTTAGCTTTCTCGCTTTTAGACAGCCCTTTTCCTGCTCCATTTTTTAAAATAGATTCAGCAGCCTTGATGCGCTCCTTCAAAACTTCACTCTCCAGAGGTTCAATCTGAATATACCTTATCACCTTACCAGATCCCTTTACTCCAGAACCTCTTGTTTTCTCACCCTTCTTCTTTGCTGGTATCACGTGAGAGAATGATACTTTTAGTTCAGCCTTGGCTCTTACTTCGGTTGTTTTTCCCATGATAATTCTTTTAAATGTTTTAACGTTAAATCAATGCAAGGTACAAAATATCTTATCTAAAATAAAGAGTAATATTGATTCTGTATAAATAGAACGGTCGTTTTTGGAAGTTATTAACAGGTTTGGTTGCCTTGGTATATTCGATGGATGGTTTTATTAATCAGCATGTTACAATACTGTAGTGTTGAGGTGGTGTTCGTGCGAGTGGCTTGAAATGTGCTTAATTCCGCTTGTCACAAGGCACACTTTTGAAGTAGTACTCTATTTTTTGTGTTATTGTAACAAAAAAAAGCTCCTCTGGATATCACAAAGGAGCTTTTCTGAAAAATTCAAATAAAAGTATAATTATTTTGTATTATTACTTTTGGTTCTATTCTAGCGAGTCAACTACATGACTAATAGTTTATTCATGCTGAAGTCGAAATCGCATTTAAAATTGTTATCCTTATACTTATATGAAAGTATCGGAAAAAGTCCCATTAGGTTAGCAGTATTATATATATCGCTTGTAGAAACTGAGTAGATTACCGACCCGCCTTTCTTCAAGTGCTGTAAGCATCCGTTATCCTCATATAAGCTAGACTGCGAGTCTCCATTATTATAGCTATGGGTGACTTCGATCCCTGCTTTCTTTAGATAATCTGTGTTAATTCCTTTAATCATGTTAGCACCACCAGAACTATCGTAAGTTGTATTGGTGAACATTGCACTATTGCATTTATTGGCTTCATTATCAATTAGAGTCAAGCCATATAAATCACCGAAGGATATCTCAACCTCCGCTTCATTAATAAGGAATACCGGCTGTGCTTCGATTTGTGTGATAATATTCATATCAACATCCAGTTGACAATCCATCACCATTTCTTGCTGTGCTGCATTGTGGATAATTGGCGGTCCAACATCCATTACGGACAATGCCGTAATCATTAGCAACACAAAGCTTAAAGATAAAATTACCCTTTTCATACGCTTTTTTGTTTTTAGATTTATACTAATATTAATTGATTACTAATTTATTGCTATTTATTTTTATTGGCAAATTTATTTTTCTTCTTTGTTTTGTATTCCGACTTCTTCATGTGGGTGATGTGGCATGATTTGCAATGAGGACATTTGTATGCATAAAACCTTTCCTCAATATTGTGAGACTTGTTGTAAGTATTAATGCTTTGCACCTTACGTTTAGCCAAATTCAATGAATCATACTCAACCTTTTTGCACCTTTTAGAAGTCATACTGCCACTCCTCTTCCCATCCACACCTGTAACACTTATTTAGTCCATGAGCAAGCTTTTCGTGCTGAAAAGAATATACCGGTAACATAGCGTGGCCATCTTTATAGCACATATGAGACTCGTGTAGCGGTAAGTCTCCGCTTGTAGCATTATGTGCCTTAATCTCTTCGTTAACTTCTTTTATATCCCCAATAAGTTTCATAATATTTTTACCTAGTGCAACAACTTCGGTATGTGAAGTTGTTACTTTATTAGGATAGTGTGCTTTAATTATCTTAGTAATGTCCTCTAAACACAAAGGGAACACTACCCACTTTTGCTCTAACAACAGCTTTAACCCACACCTAGCATTGGTCGTTTTAATAGACTCAGAACCTCTTTCTGGTTGAGGATAATGCTTCTCACATATCTTATTAATAATTTCGTTCTTAGTCATAATTAGTCCTCCTGAATTGTTTTGGTTATAAATCTATTTGGATGGGGAATAAACTTTAATTTTAAATCAAAATTTATTCTATCTGCATCGGTAACATCGAATGTCCAAAAAATATAATGATTTGATGAGCAATGTACTTTAAAATGCCAATCCGTTACTGTTTGTAATTCCAAAAACTCTTTAAACTCTTCAATAGAGCAATTCATGCCTTCAGATGAAATCATAAAAAAGAATTTTGGGTTTTTAGAAGAGCGATCTCTGTTACACGTGAATCGATACGTTTCTTCTTCTTCTGCTCCAACACCCTTTTTATATATCCATGCTAAAGTAATGTTTCTGGACTGCTCTTCCTCCATATTATCGATTAACGAATCAAACGTAATACCCGCGGCATTGTAATATGCAAACAGCATTATCTGCAATTTTGCTGCATGAAGTTTTCTAAGAGAAAGTTTTGAACCAGGAACATCTTTGAAATTTCTTTCAATAGTTTCTATTTTGTCCAACTCCTCTTTTATGATGGCCAAAGATTCCGAAATAGGATCTTCTGTTTTAAAAAAATCTTTTGCCCAAATTTTTATGCTTGTGAATAATTCTTTCATAGCTATTCAGGTATTTGAGTTAAATTTAATCCTAATGTATTTTTCTTGTCGAAGAAAGGGACCTTAGCACTCTTACATTGCTCTTGTAATCCTTTTATCCATTCCTTTTGCATTGGCCTAGCATTATGTCCTGTTTCGGGACCAGCAATAACCCAATGAATAGCAGCTCCATAAAATTCTATCTCTCCATTATTTTCTGTCACAACTCCTTGAAAATAATTGTTATGCTTCTGGTGAAAATCAATTTCAGAAAGCAATGGTTCACAGCTTACAAATCTCTTTACCGCAGGAATTAACAACAAGATAGGAATGCGTTTATTGGCTTGCTCCTGATTTTCGGATGTTACTCCGAGCCATAAATTATCAAGGTAATTGCCATTTTCCATGTAGTATTTATCTGGAACGTGCTCTGTGAAATATCCCTTCATTCTCTCAGGTCTTTTTGTAAGTATCTGGAATGTATGTTGCTTATTCCATCGAATAACATCAATAATTTTATCAATCCATTCAAAAGGCACCGATTCATGAAACAAATCACCCATTGAACAAACAAATATCATTCGTGGTTTTTTCCACTTAAAAGGTTTTTCTAATTGGTGCTCTATAAATGATGTCCTACCATTCCATCCAGAAGGTAATGCATGTGCATGTTTTAAAGTAACTGATTGATAATAGTCCGTACTTGACATTGAAGCCAATCTATTAGCCATCTTTTCAGCATAACACTCTTTGCAACCTTCGCTTATCTTTGAACATCCTATTATCGGATTCCACGTTTCGTCAGTCCATTCTATTTTACTCATAGTTCAAGTCTTTTATTTGTGAAAAGAGAGGTTAATTTTTCGTTCATTAAAAGCTGGCGGCAACCTCCCTATATTAAATCCATCCCGGAATGCTTTATTCGTATTCTTCAATGTGAAGCATCTCCTCTTCATCCAATATCTCAATGTAGTTATTCATATTTCAACTCCTCTCCTGTTAATGCAAAATATAGGTTTTGTAATTGGTGGACATATTTTACTTCTAATCTGTAATCGTAATAAAAGACCTCTTCCAACTCTACCCTGTTTCCCTCATCATCCTCATCCGCTTTTTGGTCTAATCCAAACCATTTTATGTTCCAATGAGTGTGCACTGATTTATATTTAGAATTAAACCCAAATTTAGTCAGCCAATTTTCGGTTAGTGGTATTGGTTCAAAACAACTAACATCCTGACCGTCGTCATAACTTGCGGTTATCCAATTAAATCCTATTTCTTCAATTGTAGATGTTAATGAAGGAAATTCTTTATCTATTATTAGATTTCCTATTCTTAATTCTGTTGCTTCCATAATCTATCCAATTGTGCTCTTGTAAGCAAGGTTATATACATCAAAGGTTTTACTTATTACATAAAATTCAAAAACACTATCGGTCTTTGGTTGTGCATTGGGAACATGGATTACCTTAAAATCCTCACCTTCATAAGTGTGCTCCTCAATCTCATTTGTGCTGGTAAAATGCATTACCAACGAGGTTAGTAATATATCCAAATACTTTTGTCCCAGCTTTCCTGATATCTTTTTTTGGTTTCTCAATGAAAATCTCATCCTGTTCAGGTTTTAATATTAATTACTTTCTTTTATTCCACAGCTCACACAAACCATGCTTTCCCTCAAAAAAATAAGCCTGTCTGCAGCTAGTTAATTCTAAACATACTGTGCAAACATATCCCAAGTGCTTACTCACAACATTCTTTTTAGGAGGTTCTGTTAACTCCATTTGGCTATTACAATTGCAACAGCAACACGCCTTACTACATTTTCCTTCCATACCTACTTGCTCTTAAAATTCCTACTATGACTACCTGCCTTACTTACAACTCGCTGGTTGCCCTTTACTAACTGCAAGCTCTTTATAATACTTACCCCAATATAAGGATCCTCATACCACTGCAGCTTCTTCCTGCTAAAATGATTCAGCACCTCGTTGTAAAACTTCTCATGACTATCTTTGCCACAAACAAATTTTGCCAAGCCTGATAGATTCGTGAATATTACAGCAGTTCCCTTTCCTCCAAACTCCTTGTAATGTAATGTGTAATAATATTTCATGTCCTTATTTATTTTCCCAATTAGGGTTATTAGTTAATTCTTCATCTGTAGATTTCCTAAAGCTTCCACCACAGAGATTACCCCCTCCAGCTGTATATTTATTTATACAGACAATGCCAGGAATAATGGTAATACAACCACACCTCTTACAAGTCCAAAAATTCAGCCCCACTCTCTCGGATTTTTTTTCGTGGTCACTAATAGCATTTGACAAATCATTCCACAGTCCCCTCAAATCCGATTCCGTAGCTCCATTACCATTTTCTATTAATCCATGTACATTTTCCAATATTTCCCTAAATACTTCCATAATACCTCTATTTTAACCCTTTTTAATGCCCCAATGGTTTTCTCAGCGGTCATACCATCAACGCTATAATGTAAATTCCGTAAAATTACTTTAGCAATATTACTACCTTTATTCCTAACAACCAAACAAAAACCCTAATATCTCGAAATTTTTTTTGTATAATATTACATTGTACCACTAGTCCTACACGTGCGTATTGTCCATTATTCTCTCTGTGTAACCCAATACCCATCTCTGCACACACAGAGAACCCCACTCTCCACACAGAACAAGCTTCCCCTATAAACCCCACTACCACTGCCCCAAAAAAAATATCCTGAGTGTATCTGTCACGGGGGTCTATGTATGTAAAACCGGTCTCCGATCTGGATCCCCAAACGATTTTTCCGAACCGTACCCCCTCTTTTGTGTTCTCACTGGCTCACAGCATACCAACACTTAAAAGCGGTTCATTCTAGGCTGCAATAAAGCGTTCTAATGTCCTATTGATAGGGTAGGGGAGAGGCTTACTAATTCATATGTCAATATGGCCTATTTAACACAATTATAATTATCAGTCACTTTGAGCAGTCCAAAATAATACACACACAGAGAGTAATAAAACACGCTGAACCCATTGTTAATGCTGCCTTTCCATGTCTTTGACAATGGGTTAAACACAGTAATCACTCGTTAAATCTACACAAAAGCAATAAATTAGGTAATTAAGACATAACAAACGAACAAACACCCTGCTATTATTCTTTTACTCTCTCTCCTCTCTGTACTCTCTCTTTCTTTTCTTTGTTATGGTGTTGTGTCTGGTGTGTTCGGTATTCTCTTGTGTGTGGTGGTGTTATGTCTGTAATTGTGGTGTTGTGGTGCACTGATGTACTGTAATGTGCTTAAATGAGCTTATATGAGTTTTTACTGTGGTGTTGTTCTCCTCTCTCTGGCTCCTCTCTCTTGTTCTCTGTATAGTTATTATAATTGTTTGTTTTTTATTTAGTGGTGTTGTGCAGTGTGTTTACTGGTGTTGTGAGGTTATGCCGTGCGTTTGTGTTCTATAACATGCAATGCGATAGTGCACGGTGTTACTTTATTGCTTTACTTTGTTTCATCAAATCACAAACAAGTTCTTTATTTCCTGAGTTTTCGAGAATGCAAGTAAAATGGGTTATAACCAGTGACAATTTGAACGCTAGAAAGCTACAAACCCTTACTACAACAGTAGATTGTGTGTTTTTGATAACATGTAAGGGACTAACCAATAAATTACAGCTATGAAAATTGTTAAAATATTGTTCTTATTGCTTGTTATGGTTGCAAGCTTTTATTTTGGTTGTGAGTGTGAGGAAATGCAGAGTATATGTTGTTTTATCTCTCTGGCTTGCATGTTTACAATAGGTTTATTTATAATTTATAAAAGATAGCTTATGTGCTGGATAACTAAAATATTAGATGCTCACGATGTAGAGCACGAAATTATTAACGGTAAATTAATCGCCTTTGAAACCGTTTACAACGACAATACAAAGACTCAATCTATTGAGCGCACCAACTTAACAGACTGCAAGGTCCATACTTTACAATTGTTTCTTGGCTACTCTGTTTAGTTCTCTTCTCTCTCTCCTCACTTCCCTTGGTTGGGTGGTGTGGTGCAATGTCGCAAAGACAATCATTAACTAAATCTTAAATTATGAAAACTATAGTAGGTTATGAAAAAACAACTAAAGGCAGAATAATAGGAATTGAAAAACAGTTTACGAATGCTCCTAGTGTTCAACATAGTTATATTGATGGTGATCTGTGGATTAAAGGCATTGGGGTTTTGTTTACAGACAAAAAAGAAGCTGAGAAACAGAGAGAAAAAACGTTTGAACGAGCTTACACCTTTTCATTTTTTGACAAACTATTTTATGCTAATGTTCCAAAATACGACTATAAAAACATAGTAAAACAAACATTAGGGAAGTAAATTAACTATTAACTAAGTATTGTATTATGAAACAAACAATTGAAGCTTTTTTAGCAACCGAGCCAACACAAGACGAGATTGAAATATTTTACATCAATGAAGTTTTACCTCACGACAATAGAAGCATTAACGAAATTATAAATGAAGACTAAATTTTATATTATGTCTATTAAACGCAAAGATGTGAATTTTATAGTGTTTTTAGTGGTGTTCTTGGCTTGGGTCTTTTTTATGCTACTAAATGCAAGTATTAACTAATTTTTGGGCTGTGTGGGTTGCTCCTGCACTGCCCACCCATGCCGCAAAGGCAACTATTTATTAATTTAACTTAAATTTTACAATATGATTTTAACAGGATTTTACGGAAGTGAAAATACACCTTGTACAGTATTTGCTCATAATGGTTGGTATTGTGTTGAAGGTAGTGTAAATGTGAATAGAACACAGGACATTTTACAGGATGGTGTAAATGTTGAGATTGTTGCAGATTATGATGTTTTTACATGGAGTGAACCAATAAACAGTTTAGAAGAATTAATTGAAGCAGTGGAGGCTTAAAAATGGATAATTCAATTTACAAAGCATACAAAGAACGCTTGAAAGCACATGCAGACAGCGAAAAGGGGACAGATAAACCCTATAGAAGACAATATTTGAACGATACCTTAGATAATGAGCTTAGAAGCCTAGACAGGGAACGTCTACAGGAAAGGATAAGCGAAAAGCAGTACAACTTGTATTCTGCATGGTTAACTAACTATTGTATAGAAAGACATGAAAAATAAACCGTTTGCAGGTTCGCACCTGCTTTCGGTTCTACTCCGCAAAGGAGACAGTAATAGTATTAATCTAAACTTTATATTATGATACCAAACTTCAATAAATTACCAGGAAACGATTTTGTAAATATATCTAACCAAAATCAGGCAATTGAACGATTTAACAAGGTTAGTGAATATTTAAAAATAATGTTTAATTGTAAATATGTTTTTGCTTGTGATGTGCACCCATTAAGCACATGGTTTGATAAAAATAAATTAAACATGCACAGCTTTGAATCTGCAAAAAACGCAGCTTCTATAGATGGATATACTCCGCAAATTAGAGAATATAACAAAATACGTGTCTTAGTTATTGATTTAGTACAAATAGGTAAATATTTTGATTTCTCTTTTTGTGGTGGTGTCGTTGGTTACAATGGAAACAGAAACAACGCAGTAAGCCAAGAAGAAAATACTTTTTTTGATGATAAATTAAATCTTATAATATATTATTTTGAAGAGTACGCCAAACGACTAGCAGAACAAGTAGAGCGCAATGATTTAGAGCGCGTTGCATGGAAACACTTTGAAGAGGTTAAAAAGAAAATGTCTAGTAAAAGACTAGGGCAAGAGTTTGAAGTTTTAAAGCCCATTTACTGGCATTTTTTAGAATGCTTACCTCCTATTTATGGTAAAGGTTGTTTTTATTGTTCCGAAGCTTACACACACACAGACGCAGGCGAAACCGTTTATTATTGTTTACGTCAAACAGGTAATAAATATTATATTTCATTTGATATTTTAAGATAATGGTATTTTTTGAAAATCTAGGAATGAATATATATTTTGTAACTAAACAATTAAAATCATGAATGAATTAATAGGTAAAATAGGAGGATTGCCACAAAAAGAACACTGTTCTTATATTGGTACAATTTCAGAAATTAGAAAAAGTAATGTAAATAAAAAATATGATTTGGTTTATCTGGATTTTTTTAACTCAAATCATTATGTAATAGGTTTTCTTTCTAATTTAGTAGTGATTAATTAATTTATTAAACCCCTCACCAGATTGTTCTGGTTTGGGGTTCCAAGTCGTAAAGACATTTTTATTAACTAATATTTTTTATTATGGAAAAATATATATTTGTCAAAAATATTGTTTATGTCAATGTTTTTGAAATTGCAAGCAACTTGTTTTTAAGCGATACAGTAGAAATTTTTGAGCTTAACAAGGAAGGCGAAACTTATTCAAAGCATCCTATTTTAAACAGTGATGATTTGAGGCGATGTCTAAGGTATCAAAACGTATTTATTAAACTAACACTAGCATAATGAAGCAAAAACTAACAAAAAAGGACTTAAAAGCCTTTCTAAAAGGGCATCAAGCCATTAAGGTTGCGATATTTCTAAAGGAGTGCACACTTGGCCGCAATTATCTCAACTACAAGACGAAGAGCGATACAATAGAGCCAGTTCACAGGGCAAAGATCCTTCCAGTAATGGAAAAGTACGGATTTAATACAGAAGGCCATGCAAAATAACACGCCAGCACCACCCGAACTATACGAGCTTGATCCCTCGATAAAAAACATCTACATAAAATTAGAGGGTAAAAAAATCAACCTATTCAAAATCCTATACAAAGCAATATGGAATTATCTATTTCCATTCTCTATGCTTGATGGGATAGCACTCATATATCCAATAATAAAAGTTTTGGAAGAGACTGAGCCTAAAGTAGGTCTTTATCATTGGTTCATTATGTGCAAGCTGTGGTTTCTAACCAAAGGAGGAACGGTAACTATTGATAGCAGGAACCATAATATTTGCCACCAGGAGAGGATTAGAATACATACGCTAAAAGACTTAGGTTTTTTTTCTCGCCAAACTTTCGATGCTGTGTATCCTCATAGAAACTGTATGCAAAAAACATTTATATTGTTTACACCAGCAGGAATTGCTTTTTTTAAAAGAGTGTTGAGAAAAGTGAATAAGGCTGCTCTTGAAGACAACATGAATGCTGTTTATAAAGAAGAAAAAGGTTTTGATTGGTTCTTAGATGAAGAATAAAAAAACCCTAGTACATTCGTTTGTGCTAGGGTTTTTTTGTGCCTTGTTATTTCTACAATTGCATTCCTTCAGGATATTTAGGAGCTAGTGGGCGATGCTCTTCGCTACCCTTCTTTCCGCATTCCTTACACTTCATGTCTGGTATTACGTTATTGTGATAATTAGTATCATCATAACCAGATACTTTTTTCTCTATATGACCACAATGTTCACACTCCATGTCTGCCCAAAAATCTCTTCGAGACTGAGAAACAATTTCTTTAATTTTCATATTTACTCTGTTTTTGGTTTATAAATTATAAATAGTACATGTCTGCTGATGCCAGCCTCTTACATATGGAGCAGGACACACTACCTCCCCTTATATCGATTCCTTTCTCACGGATGAAGTGAAGCTTGTCTGCATCGCACATGTTAAGATTCATGCGCTCTTTCCTAGCCTTGTCAAATAAGCTACAAGAATCTCCATCCGAGAACGTGTACATTACGGGGCCTTTATCATTGCACTCATGATCTGTTGGCTCGCCTCCACACAATATAGCTGTGGCATCTCCTATTTTTATATGTCTGCATCCTTTACTCATGATATTCTAAGTACCTGATTTATCATATTATCTGCATGTTTAAGTATGGCGTTCAATACTACAACCTGCTCCTCATCCACATCACCAAACCTAAGTATTTCCGTAGCTGCTTTCTTTTTGTACGCTAGGATAGGTCTTAAAGACTCTACTGTTCTGTCAATATCCATGTGTGCTGTTATGTGAAGGTTATCGAATTCTCCTATGCGGGTGGCTGCTGATGCAATACGGGCATCATTAATGCGCTCGATCACACCACTTGCAGCACGTGTCGCATCTTCATGTAGCCTATCAATACTTTTATTCCTATTCTCTTTCCACACATAACCACCATCTTCGCATTCATGAGTGTTTTTAGCTATCTCAAAAGGAGCGTTGGCTATTGAAATAGCACACCCTTGCATGTCATGCAGGTCGCATTCAACACAATTCCAGCCATTCCCTTTTACGAGTTCGTAAGTCTTATTTTTAAAAGTAAATTCCATATTTCAAAATTTTAATAATCATCACATCCTTCACCGCATCTGCAATAGTTAGCTCTTAAATTACAGATATTACATATCGACAATTCAACACCTCCATGAGCATCCCAACTGCCATCTTCCATAGCTTGACTGTCTTGCATTTCTGCATATGTTGGGTAGCCTCTACGTCTTGCAAATGCATTTGATCCACGCTCGTAAGCCTGTTCTTGAAAACTAACTCTTTTAATATTATTAGCAGCAACTCGCTTTGGATCATAGTTAGGTCTACTCTTTTCTCGTTTATTTGCTGCACACCTCTTAGAACAACATAACCCCCAACCTCGCTTTAAATTTCGGTTGTCTGCCATATACTCTTTTTCGCAATAGTCGCAATTCCTTTTTGTATGTCCCATATAATTCATTTTTAGAAGGTGTAAAAAGCCCGGACAAGCATAAACCGAGCTATAAACCATAATTATCCAATACTAACTAACCTTTAGAACTGCTTGATTGTAGTGCGTAAAAATATCTATCAATCTCTACTCGTTGTAATTCAGCCATGCGCTCAAGATTTTTTATTGCAGATTCTTTAGCCTCTTCAATTGTGCTAAAAATCTTATCACAATTAAGATCTACCTTGTCAATATCTTTACCTGCGTAAAAATCCTTATGCTCCATTCTTTGGAGTATAAGTTTTTCAGGTAACTCAATCTTATATCTATATTCTGGATTTTCTGCTGGTGGTAATTCTACACCTACAATACGCCCAAAAGCTATATCGTGGTTGTTAATAGAGAAAAACACCTTGTCGTTAATGCTAAACTTCTTTTCGTTTCTAAGTAATCCTACATAAGAAAACCTGTCTTTCATGTAGTGCACTCGGTAAATCTGACTTATCATTGTTTTATAGTTTAGTTAATACACCACAATATTACGACATCTATTCCATATAAACAAATCTTTTTGTGATTATTTTTTGTGATATGTATTTGTTTTATTCGTTTATTCGTTGTAATATTGCACACACAAACCAATACATATAAGATTATGACACGAGCAACTAGATCAGGAAGACTCACGAAGTCTAAATTCGAAAGCACTTGTGCTGAAACGGGTAAAACCATAAAGAGAGGCGATGCATGTCTCTATTTGCCCGAAAACAAGGTTGTATTCCATATTGAGAGCAAAGAAGCTATTGCTTTTAAGAACCAATTAACAAACTCTTAGTACAATGGCACGATTTGACGCTAAGAATCTAAAATTTAAAATACAGGGCAAGATGGTTCTTTTTAGAGCTAATTTAACGAGAACGATTGGACCATCTACAACTGGTAAGACTGAATTAATCAGCACTTCTAGAGGAACAATAAGAATTGCTGAAGATATTTATGCAGTTGTAACTATCTTTAGAAAACTTAAAACGGAATCAGATGAGGGTACGCAGACAGACGAGCAAGAAAAGAGTGACGGTCAGCAAGGAGACTGATTGGACTGATATTGTTATTGATGATAAGAGAATTGTTATTGACGATTCTCAACACATCGCCTTATTTACCATCGAGAACGGCAAGAGTACTCATACTTTGCCAGTAGAAGCCCTTTTTTATTTAATATCTAACTTGTAAATCATGAAAACACTAGGGAAATATCCATTACCAATAAGAGAGGTGATTGTTCACAGGGGATCATACGAAGATGCTATGAATGTATTGTTCGACATGGGTGAAGTGAAGCTAAATAAATGTTTGACAAAGGTGTATAAGCAAGACAAACCAAAGTATCTTATTGGCAAAAACGGTCTGGCTACTATTATTTTTATGTATAAACCAGATGCTTTTTGGAAAGCTCATAAGGATGATAATCATGCTTTATTAATTGCACCATCAATACCTTTTCTAATAAAACATTTCGAAAAGCTTCTTACCGTAGTAACCACAGAAGAGCACCAAGATCATGTTAAGGCAATATTGATGCTTTTAGAAAAACACAACTCTACGTTTAAAATCAATTACTCTACAACATAAAAAAGGGGATCATTACTGGTCCCCTTTCCTTTTAAGCTATTTTTTACACTTCCTACAAAACCCATCGGATCCCTTGTAGTTTATAAAGTAATCACTGCACCCTGTACATACGATATACACAGGCTCAGGATTCTCAATCTTCTTCTTTTTCTTTCCTGCCATAACCTAACCCTCCAACGATTTAAAATACTCCTGGTTAAGCTTGCCTACCTTCTTAAATACCTCCTCAGGATCATATTTATAGTTGAGGATGCCCATGAATGTTGAAGGAAAGTGTTTCTTATACTCCTTTTCAAGCTCATCGCGCAAGTCATAAAGCTTTTTCCAATCGCAGGTGCCACCCTTCTCTTCTATATCCAATGCGTAATGGATTCTCATTTCTTCAGTACCATTATCGAACAAATGATGTTCTTTTGGCTCCAATAGAGCTAGGTTTTTAGCATAAAAGCGAAAAAACGGATACTTATTCAGTCCCTTGGCAAGAACATGCGCAAAACAGCTTATAAATAGCTCTGTTCCTTCTAATCCTCGTAAATGCAGACCGCTTATAAACGATCTCTTGTTGCTTCTCATCCAAACCTGCTTAAATATAGCCATTTCGGTTAAAGCCGCTCCTGATCCCCTGTGGATGATTTTACTCATGGCGTTGGTATTATTTTATCTCCATTGCAAACGTTACACGTATATAATGATTCTGAACTTAGCCACTCGTTTACATCACCTGCAACATAAGGAGGTTTACTTACTATTCCTTGCCCAATACACTTTGGACATAATTGGTATTGTTTTGCAGGAGGTGCAACTTCCTCTAATTCAGCTAATTTCGAAGGTTTCAAAACTGTTCTCAAAAAATCAATCATGGCAGATGCCATTGTATCTACTGTACCACCCTGCGCATTGTCTTTGAAATATAGCTTTGCCTTCTCTTTTGCGACATCTTCTAACTTTATACTTCCCATCGTTACTACCCTTTCTTTATTCGTAAAATTCTTTCAATATCAGCAATAATCAAAGCCGCAGCCTTAGTGAGTTCTTTTACTCTGTCTTCTGGTGAAGGCTTCCACCATTTCATATTCCATGGCCACCTCCAAGTTCTATCTATAGAAATATTTCCTTTACCTCCATCAATGGTGCGGATCTTCTTCTCAAACCCTGCATAACAAGCCCCCGCTTCCGACAGCTCTCCATCAACCCATTCATCATCATGCTCAAGAGTATGTCCTTCTACTTGTATTTGCCTCTTACGCTCTTTCATAACCATTAGGAAAGCTTCTGAACGTTCTCCTTGTCCTAATATGAGATCACCTATGGTAAGGTCTTTTTCATCTATTAAATTCTCTCTGGCTAATATTAACCATTTTCCACCTCCTATGTATTGGGCAATAACCCAATCTTCATATAGTTTTACCCAACAATGATAACCTGTTTCTTCCATAATACTTGTGTTAAGTGAATAAAAAAAGGGTAGCCAATCCATCTCGGAAAAGCTACCCTCGTTTAGAGTAAGTAAGAGTTTTACTTAAACAAAGATAACTATTTCATGCTATTTAGCAAACTATTTATTTGTGCCTTGCTGGCTTTAAAGCACAACTGCTCCCTATCAGTATATTTTGCTAAAAACGTAAAAGTAGTCCCAATAAGATGAGCATACCTTTTGTTATCCAATCCCGCAATAGACTCCAATTCTTCATATAGGGTTTTTCCATCATCAAAAGAACGCGCTTCATCTCCTTCTGGAATTTCCACTACTGTTATCCCAAACTTATTTTCTCCTAAAGGAAAGTCCTGTGTAGGTTTCTCTGGTATCTTGTGGTCTTCTGGAGCTACCTCTTTCTTTTCTGGTGTTGGTGTAGGTTGTGGTAATTTGTCAGATACTCTTTGCTCAGGTACTTTTTCTTCAGGAACATCCTTTTGAGGTTCTTCAACTTCTGTAGCAAAAGCTTCCAATTCAACACCGTTAGCCTTGCAATAAGCATTCAATTCGCCTTTCTGGTTGTTAAGAATGATTAATCGAAGTTTCTTATTCGTGTTAGTACCAGGTAGTTTATCTTGTGCTTCAAACATGGCAACATCCGAACTTATGATCTTTCTTACATCACCAATATCCATCGCCATTAATACATCTTCGGTGTACTTATGAGGCTGAGGTCCTGTTGTATTCTCAACCGTCTTAGATTCTTCTATTTTGCCAGTACCAGTACCAACCTGATTTTCAAAGTCCATCTCAGACTGATTAATTGGGGCTTCCTCTGTTACCACCACGGCTTCTTCCGGAGGGACTATTTTAGCTTCTTCCTTTGCAATCTTGTCCGCTGCCTTGCCTGTCAATTGTTGGCTGCGTTCTTGGCTAAACTCTTTATCAGGAATTGTCACTTGTGTTCCATTGGAGTTCTCTATGATTAAAGTTTCATCCTGTGGAATGTCCATTGCCTCTTCGGTGGTGTACATATTAAAAATAATATCTGTAAATAAATCACGAGATATAAAACCTAGACATCTGTATAATAGCATACGCTTAGGGTGACGATACCAAGCCGACTTCTTTTTCTTCCAACCATCATTTCCTTTAAGATCATCATCAGTAACCCATAAACCGGCTCTTTTTGCATCATCAATAGAAAACGATCTAGTTAAAGCCATACCATTATCAGACCTTGCCGCTGTGATAGTCATTTTTAAAGTGCCTGATTCAATGTCTCCAGATTCAGATTCTATCCAAGAATCTTGTTTTAACTTTCCAGAGGAGAATATCATAGTTTTACATAGATCACCTTTTAGAGACAATAATCCATTAACTGGTATTATTTGCTGAAGTCCCGTCAATGGAGGAATCCCTAATTGTTGAGATTGTAATAAAACAATTACAACAGAGGCTCTTTTTCCTTTGTTATAATCAGGTTTTCTATCAGATCCCTTTTCAAAAAAATGATCAGGAACTAATTTACTCTCTAATAATATATCAGCAAATTGATTCATTTTTTCGATAGTTGAATACGCGTCTTCCACAAATTTAGGAAGGTTAAATGATGATTTTACTAATCCTGTTTCCATAATATTTACTTGTTTTAAATTTATACTCCTAGTTCTTTAAAATATACTTTTTCAAATTCTACTCTTGCTGCAATTGCTTCTTCTTTGGAATCACCGTAATAAAGATTCTTGCATTTTCCGTCAACATATATACAGGCATTCCATTTTTTACTGTTTTTATTATAATGAACTCCTGATTTTTTTGCTGTGTTGTTTTTCGCCACTCGCCTATTTAATGCTTGTATCTTTGCACTCGTAAACCTAATATTACCAGGTTCATAGTTTCCATCATTAACTTTCCTATCTAAACTTAATGTTTTATCATTACATCCCTCCAAGGTTTTGCAGTAGTCAATAAATGCCTTGGGATCATTAATCCACTCATCACACATCTTGATACCCCGTCCTCCATAATGTCCGTAGTGTTTGTGATTTGGGTTATTGGTTCTCTTTTTTATATCTATCCATCTTTTGTAAAGTCGGCTTCCTGATAGTCCGTGTTTTAAAAACCTATTTTTAAAACGTTCTTTTCCCAAGCATCCACAACAACTAGTATGTCCACTTTTAACTTTTGATGGCGATGAAATAAATTTATTTCCACAAAAACAAAGGAACTCATCCTGTCTCATTTTGCCTCCTTTAAAAAAATAATATGGAGCTGGTTTTATGTAGACAATGTTATTTTCTCCAATAATTTTTCCTGATAAATATTCGATCCTCCTGCACATAATAATAAAAATAAAATCCCCGACACAAAGGTTGCTTAATTAATTCTATTCTAAAGAGAAGGGAATTACCTTTGCGTGGGGACTGATTTATATTTTACGATGGTGTTTCATTTTAGATAGATTAATTAAGCATCTGCAATATACGAAAAAAATTTAATAGTTCAATTCTCCTCTCACGCTAGTCCAATTTCTTTCGTTTGGGAGCGTGTATTCAATGCCAAGGAAATTAAAGAAGTCGTATTCGGTTTTGAATGCTACCGGTTTCGTCTCCTTGCCAATATATTCTGCCTTGACTACCCATTTTTTCCCTTTCTTTTCACATTCTTTTTTTCTGCGTAGTCCATGCTCAGTGCTACAAAAGCCTAAACGATTCCATGTGATGCTCAGTTTTATATGCATAAAAGCGGAACTGCCTGTACGTATCGCCAACATTCTCCCGTAATCAGAGGCGGCCACTATATGTAATTCAATCTGGATGCTGTCTTTTGGATACTCAAAACGCTTGAGCTTTTTTCCATTAACGATCATTCCCGGGTAATCCTTGTGAAATAGATTACTTAACTCATTTTCCCTGTTTTCTACGCATACTATCACTATTTCAGATACGTGTTTGCACTGCCTGCGCAAGGATCCGGCAATTTCAGCTTTCTCAATACAAGGTTCAATCAATGCTAAAAATCTCCTAGCCACACCTATAGCCTTTTGAAACGATATTTTTACTTTAGCATTTTTCATGGTTAATCCTCCTTGGTGCAGCTGATTCCTTCTAGAGATGGATAAAATTTTGCAATACCACTGTCGTTAACGTGTTTTTTTCCACCTATCATAAAATCAATATTAACCCACATCCCAGCATTTATTCCTAGAGTGATTCCCATATTTGAATTTATGAAATCAATCAATACTTCGTTTCTGCGCCCGTTGGCAAATACCTCAAGTACTATTCCTGATTTGCTGAACTTCTCTGAATAACGCGTGGGCATAATCACTTCAATCACTCTTCCAGATATGAAGAACATGTTGTTCTGTTTTTTTGACATAATTTTATTGGTTTTTGTAAATTAATTTATTTCTTCTATCACAATTTCTATTCGCGGAGTCATTAATGTATAGACTTTCTGTGTATCGTCTAGCTTATAAATCTGACAATCATCTTTCCAATAAACGCCATTCAAAGCATCCTTGACGAATTTAATCATGTTATCAAGATCCGGCTTTTTTGTATGATATTTAGGTGCACTCTTTTTCAAAACAGTTTCATTCTTACCACTTCCATAGTGACTTTTTGGTCTGGGCATGTAGAATATTATATTTAGTTCAATTGCTCCTATCATTGGTGCATCTGGTTTATTCTCAGAGATAGCCTTCCAAAGAAAATTTTCCTTATCCTCACATGAAGGATCGTAGGTTTGGACAAATTTACCTATTGCTTTGTGTCTATGCCTTTTTAAAGCCTGAGGAACACCATAAACAGTTAGTACTATTTTTTTATTTTCACACATTAAACAAGTCCTCTCTTTTGTATTTCAGCAACTCCCAGCACCCTTAGCTGTGTAGGGTGTATTAATTGTATATGCCCTGATTCCATGTGTTGACAAATTCCCATTGTTTCCGAATATGGGATAACTTTTCCGTCTTTATCGTAAACGAAGTTAGGTTGCAATCCGAAATGGAGAAGATAAAATGTTTGTGGCTCCATTTGAGGCTCCTTTTCCGAACTTTCGTCCCAAACCTCACCATCAACATCCAATTGCTGTTCCTTTTCGTTATAAACAGGCTTCATAACCTCTACTACTGTCTTTATTGCCATAGCTTATATGTATTTGTAAAAATTTCCCTTTGCGCTCGTAATTACTCCTCTTGCTGCCTTAGCAATCGTGCTTGCATCACAATCATTCTTTCTGCCAGCCTGTTCAGCACTATCATAAGTTGCTGTGCAATTACCATATTTGTCATATCTTCCAACCCTCTTTGAATGAGATTTATGAGCTATTCCCTTGTCATATCCAATACCATAAAGCATTGATAAAAATATAGTGGCTTTGTGAGTGAAGGCGGGAGATACAATCCCATTTGCCTTCATCTCGCTCAATATTTTCTTAACGGCTTCTGATTGGTCCATAGCTCTTGTTAGTTTAAAAACAATCCAGATCTAGTTTACTCACTTCATCTTCTACAATATCGTCAGAAGGTTTTTCTTTAAGTTTATTACCAAATGTTCTGCTGCTAGATCCTTTTCTTGAGGACCAATTAATCCGACCACTACTACCAAAATCTACTGATTCAGAGCCATTAACTGTTAAAAATTTAGCAAAAACATTCTTTATAAGTTGTTTTTCGGCATCCAGCTTTTTAATGATCTTATTTAACAAGTGGTATTTTCTTCCCAACTTGAGTAGATCCATGTTGCCTTGAACCGATTCTCTTTCCTTAACAAACTTTTCATTCATAAAGGCGTTGTAAGCTTCGGAATCATTTGGTTCTGGCTCCAAATGCTGTATAATAGCTTCATGTTTTTCAGACTCATTCATGTTCCCTGCCTTGTCAGCTTCTTGTTGTTTTGCAAAGGCTTCTTTTGCAGGAACAACCCTATCGTACCAAAATGATTTTGTCATTCGTATAATCTGTTCACAAAGCTTATCGTCTCGATTTAGCTTAACGACTTCAAGTCTTCCACCATCAACAAGCATTGCTACTTCTGCATAATCAGTTTCTAATACTATCATGTATTCGTGTACTTGAATAAGGAAATACATTGGTATGCCATCTTCCCAAGTGTTTGCAGCATATTGACCTACATTTTTACATTCCAAAATAGCTTCTTGTTCCAATGGCTCTGCTGTAATGAAATTAATGCCGCCTTCTTTGTTCATCACTCGATCTAATGAGGCAAATAACCAAGGATAATTAGGATTAACAACATATCCATTTACGTTGCGACAATTGCGAACAATAGTTTTGTTTTTGTAATTTTCAATATATCCATCAGTAGTATTGTCGTAGTATTTCCATACCTCAGCAATATTATCCTCGTTCTTTCGTCCCCAAAACATTCTCTCATTGTCTTTTTGAATAGGAGGATGTGTTCCTACTTTTTCATGATATAATACTGCTGGACAACTATATTTAGGATGCCCCATTCCTATTGCATTAGCACACTCCGAACCTCCGATTCCATTCTCTCTAAAAGCATACCACTCTGGAGAATGTTCTTTCATGTGATAAACTTTTAAATGTTTTTTCATAGCTATTTTGTTTTATACCCTTCGGGTGGTTTAAGTTCAAGTTTTAATGGTTCAATGGCTTCATATATTTTTGTAAAAATAGATTGTAACTCTGCTGCTTGCATACTCATCATCTCTTTTGGCTGCTTGCCTTTTGAAGATATTTTATTGTACCATTTTGAGTATATTTCCGTCAGTTCAGTCACTATATTCTCATGCTGTTCTGCTAATTTCATGGTTTCATGATAAAAAGAATGCATATCAATGTTCTCAGTATCCATCAGGATAAATTTATTCTGAGATCTCTCTTTTTGCCCATGCTCCCAAGTTCTATTCTCATCAGACATAATAACCCTTGCCTCTTCAACCCTTTTGTTTAAAGGCATTAAGTAACGATACATGAATTTACGAGCAACTTTCGTACACCTGTAGTTATTAACTATCTGTTTCTTTCCCATAAACATAGTATAATTGCTCTTCTCTAATGACATGGTGTTCTTTACCTTCAATATCCATTATACTTCCATTTTTAGGACTATAAAGTACTCTAGCTCCCTTGTAAGCCGTTTTGCAACCATCTCCACAGCCAATAACTATTCCAGATGGCTTTAATTTACTAGCTGTTTTAGGTATGATGATACCTGTTTTCGTTTCTGCTGGATTTTCATCCGGTAATATTAAAATTTCGTTTCCCTGTGTTTTCATAATTAACTTGCTATTTTGTCTAGTGGATTAAATGATTTAATTAATCTTTCTTGAGAAATGTGATTGTAATGTAATGTACTATTAAGATTTCTTTGCCCTAATAATTCTTGTGTGTAAAACACATCTTCATGTTCAATCATAAGTGTGGCGAAAGTATGACGAAATAAGTGAGGATTAACTTTACCTTCAGAAACCTTTTTTATCATTTGAAATACACTGCTTGTGGAGTATTTTAATGTATTTTGACCATTCAAAAGATACTCTTTAGGGCTCCATCCTCTGATATATGCTTTAATGTAACGCTCAGTTAATTCTTTTAGTGGAGAATATCTGTTTTTACCATTCTTTAACGATTTGATAAAAATTCTCTTAGAGTTAAAATCAATATCTGAGAGTTTAATGTTTATTAACTCAGTTTCTCTTATTCCTGTCGAATAAAGTATTATTAAAATCACCTTATGTTTTAAATTTTTAGCATTTTTCATCATCTGAATAAATTCATCATTAGTTATTATCCGATGAAACTTTCGTTCTGTTTTTATAGACTTAAACCACTTCATTTTTAATGGTTGATTTAACACATCTCGGTAAAGTAAAATTAATGATGATCCCATAATATTAAAATAAGAGTTAGAGTATATTTTTCTAAAATTAGACATATATTGCTTTATATTGTCGGTAGACATTCTGTAAACCCTATCATTGTCCTTTATATATCTATTGATCGCATTCCTATAACCATCTTTAGTATTTTTAGAATCATATTTAAGGTTTAAGTTGTTGTCATATTTTTTTAATAACTCTGTCAATTCCATTTTTAAGTATTTTTGTGTCAATTGATTAACTACATTAAGGATAATATATGTTAAGCGTTATTACGTATGTTTAATTACGTCTGCAACAACTGCATCAAAATCTAATTCTGAAACTTTTCCGCTGTGATGATCCATGTGCTCATAAAGTATTGCTGTTATTATTTTTTCTTTCTCTTCTTTTGCATCTGAATCAACAACGCTTAACACAGGCTCATAAGTAATATTTTTAACTTGTTCTAGTGCAAACCTTACCCCCGCTTCAAAACCATTGCTGAAGTAGGTATTATGTCCTGCTTTTTTATAAGCTTTCTCCATTCCTTGTTTTATCTTAGCATCTGTTATCATTATGTATAATTTTAGTTTAGTGTTTCAAATTCGTTAAAAATACTACTCATAGCCCATCCACGTTGTACGCAATGCTAAAAAGGTTTTTATTGGTTCTTAATAATTACCCTCTCAGCATCTTATAAAAAGCACAGCGTACAACACTAAATAAAAAGCATACTTAGTGCCGTAGCTCGTGGCTTCATTCGTGTAAACTGAGGCAATTTAAAATAAAAAGCCTACGCACACTTTACATAAACTTCTGTACTATCCAACCGCTAAACAAAGCCACAGCAGCTATAAGTATCACAGTAATTATACTTTCTGTAAATTCAAGCCAAAACTTATCCTTATCCGTAGGCTTTGTTTTTCTAAACTTCAGGTAATTAATTAAAAACATTAATCCAATCGCTTCAACTAATCTAAGTGGGTTCATTCCAAATATTGGAACCATAAACCAAAACCATAACTTCATAGTTACAAAACCGCTTACAATCGGGCTAATAATCATAGCCATTACTAGTGTCATAAATTTTCCAAAATTTTCCATCGCTTTTTTTTATTTTAAATTATTACTCGTTTTAAATTCTCAGGTTATTCCGTACGCTTCTTATTATTTCCGTTAGCTTTAAGTTTGCTAAATAAAATCATCTTCGCATTTAAAGCAAATGTTCCTATATTCTCCCTTGTAGCTAAATGGTTCTTCGCATTTATCGCAAACCTCCTCTACGCCTGTGAATTTTAGTTCGTTATCAATTATTTCATATCCTTTTTTACGAAAGCATATACCGCAAACTTCGGTGTTATCACATTCACAGGCTTCGTTAAAGCTAACAACATTTAAAGGCAATGCCTGAGTATCAGGCTCGCTTGTTGGCTTTTTGCCATCACGCATAATAAGTTCACCAACCTCATCCACTAAAGCAGGTTTTTCAAATCCGATCAATATCCACTGCTTTTTACTATTCCATAATGCGGGTTCCCACTTTTCATTTATTTTCACCCAGTAATATCCATATATTCTATTATCTGCCATCGCTTCTAAATTGTTAATTTATAATTCACGTTTTAAATTCTCTCGTTATTTAGCACTGCCCTTAAATAAACGTTAGGGTTAATTTATAGTTTCCTAAAATCTTTCTCGGCTACCCTTACTGCATTTCTTACACCTATTGTTCCATCCTTAAAGTCTAGTGTACATTCAAATTCCTCGCCTTTCCAATGAGGGTAACCTATTCCATAACATCTAATTTTATCACCCTTTACAATCTTTGTAGAGTAAACTAACCCTAACAATGTATATAGCAAATTGCTTTGCCATTTTTTAAGTCTCCAAGTATTTACATATTTTGTAATCATATTCAAAGTTTTTGTTTTATTTATTAATAAGCAATTTGCTATATACTCAACGTTGTATTGCATTAAAACGCCACTCCTTTTAGTCGTTCAATACAACAACGTATAAAATCAATAACTGCTAAGTTTTTCATAGTGAAATTCACAGCTAATGTTTTTATTTTTTGCCAACGCTCGTTGGTTTTTGCAAAACCATTAGGAATTTATTTAGCGGTTCAATCCACTTTTTAGGTAGGTTTTGGCTACCGTTTACAGCTTTTACCAACGTAGTATCTGGCATGTCTAATTGTCGTTCTATGCCTCTAAGACTTAACGAATCTTTGTTTTTTATTAGCCACTCAAGCATTATTTATTTTTTAAGCGTTAAAACTTCTTTTTGGTGTATTCTATAAACTTGATTTTCATCTTCTATAAATATTAAACTTCCACTTTTATAAAAAGCTAAATCAATTTTATCCAATTCCTTTTTAGAGGTAAAATAATCATCCATAGCCCCTGAAGTGTTGTTAGTTTTTCTAAGTGTTGTCTTTATTGTTTTTACGTAATTCATTTTTTAGCTTTTTAATTATACCCAAATATAAGGGTAATATATTTATTATCCTAATATAAAGGTAAAAAAAATAAAACCCTCCCTAAAAAATAAAAACGGAATCAGTAGTTTTTCAATTGAGCGGTTGCGGTTAATTACGTTACTGAGTTTATACAACACGTTAACCACAATATGAGGCAAATTCAATCGCCCATTCTTTAGGTGGTGTTTTACCTACATCTAAATATCTTGCTATTGCAGCCATTATTTCACTTTGTCGATGTTGGTCGTGTATAAATTTAGGTTTCAATCCTAATGGTGGTTTAAAAATACTGTGGTTAACATCAGCTAAATTTAATTGCTTAGTCCAATCCTCTTTGAAACGTATCGGAATTACAGTATCTTTCAATTGTTCCCAGTTATTCATCCAATCAATTACTGCATTTATTTGGTCTTCTGTTAAATTACTCATATGTACTTATTTTATTTGTTTTTTAATAATACGCAACTAATCTTAGCCTTGTCCATTAGCTGCAAGTGCTACGTTCGTTCTTCGTATTAACATTTCGGTTCAAAATATTTTAAATTTTCCCCACCGCACATAATACATTTTCTAAGTCATTGATAAAAATATCTCTTCCTATTGCATTTGCCTTTATCGTATTGTCAAATTCTGCAAATTGGTCGAAAAATTTGCATTTCTCATTGCATCTTTCCTTTATCATTTTATTGAGTACTTTTTTTTCTATTGGGAATTCTGCACCCATACACATTAGATGAGAAATATCTTTAATTTCATTATCCCAATTTGCAATAAAATTTGTGTGATGGAAATAAATCAACTGCCTTTCAATGTCATTATATGTAAATTTTACTCTCCAAATTTTACCATTCTCAACTTCCTCTATTATGTCGCATCTCTCATCTATTGAATATGTTGGTGTACTTTTGTCATAATACAAATAAACTTCTCTATGATGCGATTTTTCATTATTGCCATTTTTCAAACATTGTAGTATATCTTTTTTCTGTCCATCCCAAGTTCTTTCTTTCGCAAAAGCAATATCAAATATGTCAATCACAAAAAGATTAGTAAAATTTGGGACTAAAATCATTGGTGTCAGAATATCATCTGCCATCCCACAATACAGTATTTTTTCTTCCATCGCTAAAAATTTAAAATATTTTTGTTTGTTTTTCGTATTTAAGTTTGTACTAAATTATTCGCACCAGTCAGCTAACACGTTGTAAAATTCATTGTGAAAAACAACGAAATCTTACAACCATCGTTAGGGTGCATTAATAAATTACATCCTTAATCATAAAATTTTCTTTACAGCTTGGACATTGTAGCTTGTATCTAAAATCCTCACAACCCCATGTTCGGTCATCAGGCATTGTTTTATTATAAATCCATCCGTCATCCGTCAGTTCAGTTAATTCAAGTAAATTTATGTCATCCTCACAATGGGGGCATTCAACATTCATACTCAAATGAATTTCAGCAGTTGCATTTTTCATAATAAATAACGCACCTTAACAATATGTCATAAAACAGTGGGGTTAAGGTGCAATTATTAGCCCACTAGCTTTGTTTAAATTTATATTTTATTTGTCGGTTTCGTGTTTCAAATCCCACCGTTTCATACATTTACCATTAAAAGCAATTAGGTTTCTTTTCCCAAAAGTAAAGCCCTCGCACCCAAAATGCAGAGCAGCTATCTTCGTTGTCAAATTCCACATTCCTATCTGGATATTTATATAAGTATCTATAAAATTGCCTCGGGTGAAGCTTATCTTTAATTGCAGTATCAATCATTATTTTAGCTTTCCAATTGTATTTAAGCCATTGCCCCCGCTCGAAGCAATATTGATGCTTAAACATTCCATTGTTAATCTGAAATTGAATAAAAGCTTTTAACACTATATAAAAATAATGTCTAATACTTAGGTTCTTAAAGTTTATTTTTTTCATATCAATATTTGTTTTTAAGTTAAATTTATTCTATTAATTACGCCACTATTCTTATACTTGCCATTATAAAACAATTAAAAATACCCGCCTACTTCTAATCTAATCCACGCTTCGCAATCAGCTAATGTTCCTTGAAACATACTGTCGCCTGTTTCTTTTTCTATAACTTCATAAGTGTTATCTTGAAATATTCTCACTCTGTATTTAGTTTCCATAAGGGTATTTTTTAAAAGTTTATAACAACGCATCAAACCCAATACTTAGGGTTGTTTTCAATTTAAGTTCTTAGGTTATTTAGGCAATTAAAAATAAAAGCCTACACGCTTAATCAATTCTAAAACTAATACCCTTAACCCATTTCTCAAATTCAATCTCTTGCTTTTCAGCCTCGCCGCATTCTAATGGGCAAGCGTCTGAGCTGCTTTGCCAAAATAAATGAAGGAGTTTTCCTATTTCTTTATCAGTAGCATATAAGCCAATAGTAGTGTCTCTGTGGTGTTGTAGCTTTTTTATAAGTCCTTCATATATTTTTCCCGCTACATCATCATAATCATCGGCTAATACTGCAACCTCTTGGCTGTAATCACCATCGCTGCCCATCTTTACTTTTTCTTGAGCATCTACCATAATCTTAATAATTTCTTTTTTAAAATCCATCGCTTTTTTATTTTTAATTAGTATTTCAATTATAATTCTATCTAAACTTGCGTACTTGGTTTATGCACACGTTATAGCCTATATTGCGGTATCTTCAAATAAATGAAACACTAAGCTACCTTGTCTCAATTGGTATGTACCTATATAGTTTCGCTCGGTATCTTCATTACAATTTACTTGGTTTCCTGTGCCAAATATTTCAAACACTCGCCTTACTTTCTTGTTTTCAGGCTCAACTATAGCCCATATGCAAGGTGTTTCATTTTGCGTCTGCACTGTTAGTATTTCCGCATTTTCTGGCATTGCTACAGTTTGTCTGTCGGTAGTCTCTAATTCAAATTTCCAAATTCTTTTCGTTTTCATAATCTTCTAAAATACAGGCTATAACAACAGCTAAAAATAAAAGCGGGGTTGTCGCATGCCTAGGTTTGTATTAATCAATTTAATTAGTCTCTATTCGTTAAATACTGCGAGTTTAGCCGCTTCAATTCTTAGCTAAACGTTACATTCCATTACCTCAACTACGCCAAACGCTTTAGTTTCGGTTATTGCTGCGCTAGAAAGGCAAATCATCCCATTCATCATCGTCAAATACCTTAGCTACAGACTCCGTTCTAGAATCAGGGTGCTCAATCTTTTGCTGCTTGCTTTTATTGGTGTTTTTTTTAGGCTCTTCTGGTGGAGGTAGTGATTTTTGATCTCCATTCTTTATTACGAAGAACTGTCCAAATCCCCTCATCTCCATCTTTACCCTGCTCTCATGCCCAGTTTCTTCAAATTTAATTTTTTCCGTAAATATAATATTAGGTGCCTTTGGCATAACTTCCCATTTTTCATCATCATCGCATGAAGCTAAGTCAATACCCTTCTCCATTGCTTCTTTTGCAGATAACTTCTTCATCTTATAACGATGTATGATTACACCAATATCTGTTTTTTCTTTCCATGCTGAAGATCCCTTTATGCTATAAAGAGAAGGCATTTTAAAGTTTTCTCCCACCATCTCTATTTTTGTAGGATGAGCTATTATAATAGTTGCTACATCCCAATAATCCCCAAACGAAAGAACCTTATCTAACTGTTTGCTTATAAATTGTGTTTCGGTTTGATTTTTTGGTTGTTCGTGTTCTATCTTATTCCAAGCATCGATCATGTAACCAAAAATATTTTCTGTCTTCTTTAAATAGATTACGTATTTATGAATAGAATCAAGAGTATTGTGGTTATCATTATTAACCGTTCCTCCAAAAGATTCGTGGTTGTATTTGTCTGGAGCTATTATCATTATGTGCTTATGTATCCATCTAGAAGCTTTTCTTAGCACATCATCACTCATGCTATTGTGTGAATCCTCTTTTAGCAATTGCCCTGTGAAAACTTCTAGTATTTTGGCATATTCCCTCTCTACTGGTCTGTTTTCTGGTGTAAACATTGCCCATTTTAAGTCCAAGTCAACATTGTGAATTATCATTTTAACAATCCACCACCTTGCCCAAACGCTCTTACCCGCCCCTGGTACGCCTGTAATTACCATCAAAAGCTTTCTCTTCATCGTGAAAAGATAATCTACATCTTTATCCCCAACTCCAAATCCTGGAACAAATCCATTCTTTCTTATTTCAAGTATCTTGTCATAAACTTCATGAATCCTAATTATTCCCTTGATAGCAATAGATTTTATGTTTTTATAACACTCGTCAACTCCATCTTTGCCCAATGCTTTTAGTCCCTTTTTTTCATCGCCCATGAATACTTCGTTAATATCTTTGTATCCTGTGGGGTATTGAATTATTCTACATTTTTCTTTGCCTAGTATTTCAGATAGATGATGGCAAAGCTTTTTACCCGGTTCATCTGCGTCTACGGCTAAATAGAAATATTCTACTTCATCCAAGATAGTTTTTACATATGGATCATTTAACCATGCAAATTCTTTCTTAAAATCTTTGGCGTTAAGTGAAGGTGCTCCTTGTGGAACTGATATTACATTTTCGTATTCACACTCGAAAAATGTGACACAATCTTTTTCTCCTTCTGTAATTAAGAGCCTTAAATTAGGTATTTTAACACCATCTTCATCGTGGGTTTTTATCTTGTTTATTCCAAACGGGAGTATCTTTCTCTCTTCCCCTTCTTTAAGGGATAGTTGATACCATTTGGAATAGTTGTCTCCTTTTTTCCATTCTGCATTTAGATGTTTTACATTTACTAATGTATGATGCATGAAAAATGGAAAGTTTAGTTGTAATTTACCAAATATCACTCCTTCGTAAATTTCAAAATGCTTTAATGTCTTTTCACTAATGCCCCAAGTTTTAATGTATGCTTTAGCTTTTTGGGTGAATGCTTTCCGTAGATTGGGCATCTTGGCTTTCTCTCTGACCGCTTCGTACTTGTCCTGCACATCTAAATTTCCACTAAAGCCACAATTCCAGCACTTATACCATCTGTTGTTCGGTTCATCGTTAACAGTTAAGCATGGTGCTGATTGCTTTTTTCTATTGTGACTGCACTCTGGACACGTGGTAGCATATCTTTTTGCATTCTTTGTCTTTATCCCTAAGTCTGAAAAATCTAATGGCATGTTTTAGTCTACTTTAGGTAAGAATTGTTCACTCTTCTCGTTTCTAACAATGAATTTTGGTCCCTTGCGATCTAACGACCTGAGAGGATAACAAAAGTCTAATTGAGTAATCACATCATTGTTTTTATTGTATGATGGTCTGGTGAGGTTGGTTACTGTGCTCTCCTTGTAACCCGTAAGGTCACAAAACTGCTTCATTGTCCACATGTTATAGCGCATCATGCTCTTTACTAACTGAGCCTTATCTTCCGATAACTTGCGCTGCTCCATTATCTTTGAAACTAATTCATCATTCTTCTTGATAAGCTTAATCTCATTGTTTTCCATTCCTATTCTTTCTTCTATCATGATTTTATTGTTATTTCGTAAGGTGTTTCTGGATTTTCTATAATCTCTCGCATCTTTAAATACATACTCATTGTTATGTATCCAGATTGTAATACAAGTGTTAAATGTTCAATTCCACTAAACTTAGCTTTACCCTCCTTGTGCTCTTTCTCTATATAGCGAAGGCGTTTGATAACTTCGTCTATAGTATTCTGCATTTTAATAAGATGAGTAGCTTTTATTGCATCCTTTAGTTCCTGTATTGTAAATTCTAATTCCATTATTTATCCCTTCTTTATGTGTCCATAGCACCATTGGTGTTGTTCTAGTAAACGCTTACCATCAGTTACTCTAAAAACCCATCCTAAGCAACTCTTAGCAATCTTTGAAGAAGTGTGTTTTTTGTGAGCCTTTTCAAAATCTTCTTTTTCGGTATAAGTCGTTATCGTAAAACTATAGCTGCCGGTATCATTCTTGCAATTTACTGTCTTTTGCATAGCTTATCTTTTAAAATTCATCGTAACGAATATTAGTCCAGTGAATAATCTTTCCTGTAAATGGTGTGTATTGGTCAAACCATGCCCAAAAGTCCTCAATGGTGTCAAAACCATCGTTTATAGCAATGTCTTGTATTTGATCGTTGGTTTGCATTCTGCCTCCTATCAACACAGAATAATGATCCCTTATCTCAATAGTTTGAGTTCCTGTGCAGACTCCCTCTTTAAAGCAATTGTACTGAGGGGTTCTGTTTCCTGTGGCGAAATGAATCTTCATTCCCTTTCTCCACCTGTTTTTTCCATCAACCCGAATGGTATGGAGTTTTATACCCTTCTTTATCTTATTCTCGAAATCCGTTTCCTTACGTCTGCCGTTGACGTTAAAGCCCTTTAAAAATCCTAGTATCATAGCTTGTGCTTTAGGTGTTTTTTATATTTCCGTTAATCTTTGAGCCTTTACAATTTCGCCATTACTCAACAGAAATTTCTTTTGCTCTCTTTTCATCCCTGTGAACATTTCACCCGATTGCATATTGGGTTTGTTTGTGTATCGACCATGTTTCCTTTCGATTACTGTGACCATCTCATCCCCTAACATGTAGGTCTTATTGCATTTTACATCTGAAGTTTTCATAGTTCAGTTTTTATTAGATAATTTACTTAGTCTCTTTCTATATGGGAGGGTGGTATATTGATATAACACACCTCTCTGGTAATATTATCCCATTTATTTCCATCCCAATAATCTGTCATAAGCAACACTTTCTCTTTTCCTACAAATCCAGATACTATATAATATCCTTTGCTAGTTCTTGGTTCTTTTGATATATCTGTAAACATTCCATCAATTTTTAAGTACTCTAGCTTTTTCATAGTTACGGAAACCACTGTTTGAGCATACTATGTATCCCTGTTGCTGTAATTCATCATCATGCTCTCTGTCTGGGCACATGTAACATCTAATACTTCCTATTGTAGCCTCGTCAAAACGCCCATTATAAAATGGACATCTCAAGATACAATCACTCGTCCCTTCTTTGGTATAATATCTAATTACATAATGTTTCTTGATAGTTATTGTTTGGGTGGCTAAGTATTTCATGTGTTCGCCCCCTGCTACACAAGTGGGTATTCTTTTCTCGCTCTTTTGTTGAATAGTGTTCGTTCTCTGTTTCTGTCTAAAAATATACACAGCTATCATTCCAATAACACAGATAGCAATAAGTATTACTAATTGATCTTCAGCGTTCATAGTAATTATTTTAGGTGTTTGTTTAGTATCGGTGCAAGGTCTTCAAATAAATCATCACTTAAATTAGCCAACGTTTTGATGGTTACAATCTTTTCTCCATAGCTGTAAGCTACCTCTACGGTGAATTTCTTCTCTTTTAAAATGTCTTTTG